TGAATAGGCAAATCCTTTGTAATTTTGGTCTTGGTAGCCTTATTCATAGCGGATAATTCCTCAACTGTATATTTATTAAGTAAAGGAACTAATTCGGCTAATTCAGCTTTCTGTGAAGCTATATCAAGGTCTGTAACATCTCCTACAAGACCGAATAAGTATTCTCTCATTTCTGCCGGTTTCTGATTAAGAAATGCGTTCACATTACTGCACATCTTGAATACATTCATATCAACATCAAGATATGCGTTGAAATCCTTTAATGTCTTAGGCACATCATTAATGAAATACTTGTTATCGTCCTTATAGCCGCTGCTATCTTTGCTATAAGTACGCTTCTGTACTTTCTTCATAGTTATTTCTTTTCCATCAACATCAAGTGTAAGTTCAACACTTGTGTCCATATCATCAACTGATTTTCCGTCAACTTCACGTCTGACAACTGGATTATCCTTTAACTCATAATCACAGTTAAATAAGCACCAGAGATAAGCTGTAGCAATAGTTGACTTACCGATGCCGTTCTTAGCCATAATCTTTGTAATGGCGTAAAAATCAAACTCAGCGTGTGCATAGCACATAAAATTTTCAAGCACTACCTTTTTTAAAACTGCTCTTTCCATAAACATATCCTTTCCTTATTATATATTCATAATGAATACGCCATCTTCAACTTGGAAGTTATCAATTTCCCTATCCGCATAGGCTGAATACTTAGCTTCTTCAAATGAACCGTTAAAAACTGTTCCATGCAACGGTGTCCATATCTGGCATACCACATCTTCATCAATAGCCATATTTGCTAACTCTCTAACCGTAATATCACTATGCATTAGCTTCGCCCTCCTCTGCGTAATCAATCCTGCTTACTGATACTTCATAAGCAACCCTTGTCTCAATCTCATTGTCACTTATCTTCTTAGCGTACTCTCTGCTCTGAAATCTTCCCTGGATCTGGATGTGTTCTCCAACTTCAAGCTCACCTGCAAATCTCGCATTTCTTCCCCATGCTATACATGGTATGTAATCTGATTTGCCATATGGTCTGTTTACTGCTACTAAGATATCTGCAATCTCTCTGCCCTTTGGAGTACATCTGTATATAGGTGGTTTGCAGATATGAGCGTCAAGTATAACTGTATTAATATTTTCCTCGAATGGTAGTTCGGTTGCGTCCTGTGCCAATATTTCAAGCTCTCTTGCGAATACAGATAAAATCAGCTTACTCTTCACATCATCAACATGCCTGTTGAAACTTCTTATCTGTCCTAAAACTGTGACAACCTGTCCCGCTTTGATTCCTCTGATATCAACAAGTCTGTCTGATATCATTACTGGCAATGTATCTTTATTGCCGCTTGTTCTTGAACACTTGAGCATGAATATGTAATATCCCTCGCCAAATACTTCATGCGAGTACTCTGGTTCTTTCTCAACTACTCCTGCTAATGTGATATTATTGTTATTAATTGCATTTTCCATTTCTTTCTCTCCTTACTTTAATATGTAACTTCCTATTGGTACTTTATCCATTCTTTCGATCAGATGGATTTTGCAGCTAAAGGTATAGAATTTTCTAAAATCCTTTTCCTTTATAGCCCTTTGTCTGTTTCTGTTCAGCTTAATAATTCTTTTTATGCTACTCATTGGCGCTCTCCTTACATCTGTAATACATCGTTGTTATAACCCCTCTTGCTGTGAGGCAGTCATAATTCTTCCATGCTGATAGGTCATGGTCAGCTGATTTAATTGCTGTTATAATTGCTCTTTCAACAGCACATCTTGGCTTACCTACTGTACTAGCAATGCTGCTGTAAATTTCTTTCATTGTTATAGAAGAATTAAAGCGTTTAACAGCTTCGATTATGTAGATGTAACCTCTTTTATTAGAGAGAATACCTAAGTTGAACATTTCTTCTCTTATCCTTGCTTCCATAAACACTCCTTACTTGTAGCAAAAGTACATGTTCTGCACTTTCTTATAAACACCGCTACCTTGTTTAAATTCAGCTTGATACAACACATTGCTAGGTATGTCATATCCGCTTATTAATAATTCTTCTGCTATTCTCCAACACCTTTCTGTTGGTTCTTTGTAGAATCCACTGTTCATAAGCTCTGTGCATTGGTATTGCCCTGACTGATAGATAACTTCTTCAATGCTGTTAGGGAAATACTCACTTTGTACTCGGTTCAAAACAACGGCTCCTGCAAGATATAGCATTTCATCGTCGTTGTACGTCGCTCCGCATTCGCCCATCAGTAAATGCGCCATAAGCGATAACTCATATTCATCAACACTTATCTCTCCAGTTTCAACCTTATAATCAGCATGTGAGTTGTAGCATTCACTTAACACTGCACTCTGCTGATTAATCTTAGCTTGCGGTTGTACCGGTCTTAGAATCAACGCTATAAGGCTGATTCCTACCAGTGTTGCGGATATGTTAATTATCTTTTCTTTCATACTCTTTTATCCTTTTCATTAGGCACAATGGCGGTTCGTAAGAATCAATGAACTCATGTACATCTGCTAAATCATCATGCTTAATACAGCTAAAACGACACCCGACTTCGTGTTCTATCTGTAAATATAAATCTATGCAGATTTCGTTAATCAAGTTTATGTCACTAACCTTGCCGCCTGTAACAGCAATAACCCTCTCGCTTTCATGTCTTGTAATGTCCTGTATTTCATCAAAAGTTAATGAATCGTCAAACGGAAACACTGTTATCTCCTTTCAGAAACTTGTTCACAAAGTAAACCTGTCCTTTGCCTGTTACCTTTGGTGTGCGTGTAATTCTTACGCTTCCATCTGGATTAACAAGGTTACTTTCCTTGATTTCAAATAGCCCCTGTTCAACATACCTTTGTGTAGGCATATTGTAAGAACTGCCGCTCTTAATCAGATACCCATTGGCTCTCAACCAATCAAACAATCGCTTCTGTCCTATCTGATAGCCGTTCTGGCAAATCAGCTTTGCCAAATCTCCAACAAGAATTGAGGTATGGCTTGCTGATACTGCATCAGCAAATATCTCTTTAGGCTTCATCTGTTCAATTCTTGCCTGTTTCTGTTCGATTATCTTATCTCTTTCAGCTATCTTGTTATTGGCTACAAGAAGTGCCTTTGCCATAAGTTCTTCATCAGACATTGTTTCCTGCCCTGCTATGTAGCCGCCGTTCTTTCTGATTGACGGAAGAACTTCTCCTGTTACCCATTCTGTAAATCTCTCTGCACTTTCTTTACGGCTCTGAAAGATTGTCTTGTAAAGGTTACTCTCATTAATAAATGTAGCTTCCTGTTCTCTGCCTAATCTGTCGGTGACCTTACTTGTAGTAACCCCATCTGTTTTAAGCCTTGCCTTAACTCTACTTACCTGTTCAAGCTCCAACGCCTTACATACATCAGCCAAGCAAAACATAGGTTCATCATCTTTAGTAATGGTTCGGATTTCTCCAAACTCTGAATTGCTAAAAATCTGTAACTCCATAAACATTCCTTTCTAAATAATGTGTGATATATTTTGACCTTTTAAGGTGCATTTGAGCGATTCTGCTCATTCCTATCTGCTGTAACTTGAAGAACTTTATATTTATTGATACAATAGAGAAGTGATGGTAGACACTTTCCGAAAGGAGATTGTATGGATACTGTCATAGCATTGTGTATATCAGTGGTCGGCTCATACTTCTGTGGTTTAGACTTCTGCACCCTATATACTTTTATTTCTATATCAATAGAATTAAACAATATGCTAAAGACAAAACTGCCAATCGGTAGGTAATTCACACTTGATACGAACAGGACGCTATTCCTGTCAAAAAGAACTAATGATGTTTGAATAAAAGTTTGTAACTATTTACCGCTACCATCACTTTTCTATTGCATCAATATCAAAAATTCTAATCCGTTTGTGCTATAATCCTCTTATCCTAATAGAAAAGAGGTGAAAAATATGGCTAAATGTCCGCTAAACTCTTTTAGTGAGTGCTACGGCTCTGATTGCGAATGGTACATAGTCCGTAAAGGATTGTGTTCTGTTGCCTGTGTTGCCGAAAATTCAGAAGACCTTTCTACTCTTCCCCTGTTTTTTCAATATCTAAAAGATGTGTATAAGTATAAGCAACTTGACAGATAGCCTTTGAATATTCAATCAAAAGCGGCTTATAGCCTTTATCGTTTGGCTGAATATTCCTGCTTTCCTCTGCTAATAGCTGTAACTGTTGGTAGAGGATTTCTTTGATTGAGGAAATATTTCTCATTCCTACTCCTTTCTAGTAACTTATAAAGTTACTTTCTTTGCAAAAAAAATCTCCATAGGATTTTCAATATTCAAATTATCAATCATAATCTGAATCTCGTTACTGCCAAAAACACCCTTGTGCATTCGCAGATAGAAGGTCTTGGGCGTTACGCCTATCATTTGTGCAACTTCTGTCTGTGTTTTTCCGTTTTCAGCAATAATCCCACGAAGTTTATTTGTATCAACCATTATCTCATCTCCTTTCCAACTTCGTAACTTTTGAAGTTACTCTTATTATACACCGCAAAAGTAACTTGTCAAGTTATTTTTTTCTTGACTTGTAACTTTTTTGTGCTATAATCAAGTTACCGATAGGAAAGGAGGAAACACTAATGATTAAAACTGTTGGAGACAGAATTAAGGAGCAAAGAGAACTTAATAAAATGTCACAAGTAGAGTTAGCTAAGAGGATGGGCGTTTCTAAGCAGACATTATATAAGTATGAAAACAACGCAGTAACAAACATTCCAAGTGATAAAATTCAGGTTGCTGCACAGATTCTTGATATTTCTCCATCATATTTAATGGGGTGGGAAGATAATTTATCTACCGATAATGCTGATATCATTCCCGACTTAATGTCAGATAAAGAATTGTTGGATAGTGTTAAGAAATTGATAAAGCTCAATAAAGAACACCAACAAACTATATTTGACAATATAGCCTATTGGTATGAGAAAGAGGGGCGTTAAACGCCCCATTTCTTTTTGAAAGATAAAATTAATTCATATACAAATTTTAAAAAATTGTTATTGCTACAATTTTCTATTAATCCGATAATCTTTTGTTTGTATTCCTCATTCTCCATATATCCCCCTTATGCACGATTTAACACTGGTAGCGATGGTGTTATTATAGAACATTTGTTCTTACATGTCAACCTATCCCCAGTAGATTAACAGTTTTCAGCGGTGACACTGCCAACGCCAATCAAACAGTGCCACCTAGCCGAAACTTGAAGATTCTGTCCGAACTCTCTCGGACAATTATTATTATAAATACTGATAATGTAAAAATCAACTTAAAGATATCGCAAGTTTCGACAACATTCGACAAATTATGCACATTGTGATATGATTAGTAAAATTAAATTTAAGGGGGATTTGTCTATGACAAAGAGAATTGTAAGCATTGTGCTTGTTATGTGCTTATTGAGCCTTGTAGCGTGTCAGAATAGTGTTTCTGATAGTAATGTTGAAAGTATCAGTGAAGTTCAGACAGAACAAGAAACATTATTATCAAGAGATAAGAGCGTATATCCTGATGATATAACTGTTGAAATGCTCAAGCGTACACCTAATAAGTATATTGATAAAGAATTCAAGTTGACAGGTAATATTGTAGCAGAATTAAAGTATGATGGGGAGGTCGAAGATAAAGACGGAAATACACATACTGGCGAAGAATCCAGCGAATATATTGCTTGCTATTATTTAGCTGTTGATGGCAATAATGATGATACTGTTGTTTTGACATATTATAGAGACGATTTTGATTATAATTTGCTTGTTGGTGATAATGTGACAATGTATGGAACACTTCTTGAGGGCGGTATGGAATTTAAGAAAACAAACGGAACAATAACAACCATTCCTGCTGTTATGGCTGTTATGATAGATTTGAATAATTAAAATATTACCGGGAGTATTGCACTCCCGGTATCTTTATTAAGGTTAGACTAATTCACAATCGGCTACATTGACTGCGGCAAACAGTTCTCCGTCATGCACAAGTACAACTCTGTCTCCACTTCTTTCTGATACTGTATACTCGTCATACCAAGCCTTAATAGGTGTGCCATCATAATCAGTATCGCCGACAAATCTTACAGTACTACCCTCTTCAATATCTTCACTGAATGGGATATCTGTAGGTGCATCATCAGAACTTGTACCGCCGACAAATTCAAGGTTAGCAATATTGACAGCGGCTGTGATTGTTGTACCGATACCTATAACAATTCTGTCTCCATCCTCTTCAATTACATCATATTCATCATAATATACCGCAAATCTTGCACCGTCATAATCAATGTTATCAAGCACTCTGACTTTCTTGCCGTCACCACGACTTATTGTATCTGTGTTGATATCATTGTCATTGTCATAAATACACTTGATAAGGCTGATGTTATCCTCGTCAATAGCAGCAGTAGTTACGCCGTCAACACCGATAACAACTCTCCTGCCGTTAGCTGATAAAACACTGTACTCATCATAGTAAGTGCTGAATGGCTCGCCATTATCGTACTGAATAGCGTTAATAACCTTAACTGTATCGCCTTTATGATACTTAGTGTCTGGCACTGGCTCATAGTCTGGCACTGTGATTTCTTCAACTACATGGTCTGTGCAATAATCAGTATAACAATAGTTCTGATCTACTGTCTGTCCGTTAATCTGTGTGTCTCTAAGATAATTAACACTTCCGCCAAACTGCCATATATCATAATCAACGGCAATTCTAGGTTCTGCATCTGAATACTTTGCTACCCAAACGGCATAACCAGCTTCTTTTACTCTTGAAATGTCTACATAATTGTTAATGCAGTTCTCGTATGAGTATAAGCCGACATTCTTATATCCTGCATTTCTCATTTCATCAAGGAATGCCATAATAACGTCTGTAAGGTCGTTACCAGTAACCATGCCTGCTTCAACATCATAGAATACTGGGTAGCAGAATGATTTACCTGCTAAAAGCTGTGCAAAATATCGGGCTTCATTTACAGCTTCATCAGCACTTAATGCATTGCCAAAGAAATAGGCTCCCTTGTGGATTCCTGCACTTTCCAACTTGTTATAACTGTTCTCAAACTCTCTATCTTCGTATAAGCCATCATCAGCACCGCCTGCCTTGATAATGGCAAAGTCTACATTCTCATTATCTTTTGCACTTTTAAAATCAAAGTCTCCCTGCCACCTTGATGTGTCAATTCCGAATAATTTACTCATGAATTTACCTCCTAAATTTAGAAAAATGTGTATCAAAAAAGCACCTTAGTGGAAACACTGGGGTGCTTGATTGTAAATATTATATTGTTAATGTTATGCGGCACTGCCAACCTTACTAATTGCTCATTCCGCGACTAAACTGCAATAATATTAAATGCACCGGTGCAATTACTAAGGCAGTATCTGAAACCTAACTAAATATAAGTGAGCCTGTAATATAATCACCCTTTTGGAATTCGCTTGTAGCCCATACTCCTTTATTACCATCTTTTGTATAATATCGAGCAAAAGCATAATGCTGACTTGCAGAGCTATATAACAATGTTGTTCCATAGCCTATCAACTTTGCTCGAACTACACCTGTGGCATCATAAGGAATATAATTGCTTTCCAATATTTTATTAAAGTTAGTAATACCCATATTTTCAAGAACTGTTTCTATGTCATAATATCCTGTAAAATTATTCTGTGTAGAATCTTGTGTTTCAATTTTGGAGGCATAGTATAAAATCCCTGTTTTGGTAGATTTATTATAATAGCAATAATTATAGCCATAACCTTCAAGAGTACCATTTATACTTGCAATATTTTTGCAAAAAGAGTTTTTAACGTCAATATTACTGTTTAGTTGCGTAACTTCATCACGAAGATTACTAATCATATCATTGTTATTCTTAATGCCTGCGTCCATTGCATTTAAGTTTGCCGCACTAAGCGGAGTACTTTTACTTGGCGATTGTTGCCAGTTTACACGGCTATACGAAAGAAATCCAGTTAAGCTCATAGTTTACCTCCTGAAAAATAAGAGTGCAGGCTTAAACCCACACTCTCTGATGATTTATTCTGTTATTGTTCCTGTTATATCTGTCGTATCTGAACCGATTGTCTGCTGTTCATTCTTTAGCAGCTTATTGACTTCAAGCTTGAAATTCTCATAATCATTATCACATTGTGTCTGATTTGCAAGGTATAATTCCTTGTTAGTGATTGTCTGACTAATTGTCAGTGAACCAGTTTCTGGTACAGCCGCATACATTGTCATAGCTGATTGACCATTAATTACTGATGTTCCGCTTAAATTTGTTGTCTTTGTTATACTTAACATATTGTTTTCCTTTCTACCGCTGTGCGGATTTATATACCTAATTTTTGCTTAATCCACTCCGACAGTTCAACCCATGCACCGCCAGAACTTATATAATAATATCCATACACATAACAATCTCCCTGATTTAACATTAAAGACTTATCTCTTAATTCAGATATACTATTTCCGCTTTTATCCAAAATTGCGAAGCCATCTGCATCCATAAATGATTCATATTCATCTGATGTATAACTTATTTGATAAGGAGACATTTTAGCGTGCCTACTGCCATAATTTAGCTTAATTGCAGATGTGCTCAATGTACTTGTGTTAATGTCTATATCTCCTCCGGTAATATGAGCTGATTTTGCATACAAGCTACCATCATGTCCTACCTTAAACACAGAATTTTCTGGTGTATCAGAACCAGCCCAAAACGCCCAAGCATATCCGCTTTTACTACTTATTCCAACTTGTTCACCCACTAAAGTATAATCATTAATTGTGTATCCGCCTATTGTGCTACCTTTAGCATTTAATTTTTTACATGTGATTGTTCCATCTGCTGAAATAGTGGTATTAGTTGTCGTTAATGTAAACAAGTCGCCGTTAATATTAACAGACTTATTACCGCTAATATTAATTGTTCCACTTGCATTTAGCGTAATATCGTCTGCAATCGCTTCAATCGCAGATTTAAGTTCTCCTGTCGTTGGGTCTTTCTTAATGTATGCTTCAAGGCTTGCTGATGTAGCATAACTTTCAAGGCTCTTCTTAGTTGCATAAGTACCAGACACTTCTAACTTAATGCTGTTACTTTCTGCTGTTATAGCCTGAGTAATAGCATTGTTCATTTGTGTTGTTGTGCTATAGTTGTTCTTAACATCATTTGTAAGAGAAGACAGACTTGTACTTATATTGCTTACATCAATTCTTAATGAAGCATTTTGATTAAGAAGATAAGCGATTTCGGTTGAAGATATTTCTTTCCAACCGTGCGTTCCGTCTATTTTTTTAATCCAACGCCACGCTCTGTTCTGTGCTTCCCAATACGCTATAATGCCTACATAATTATCATATTCTGCTTCTGTGTATTCCCATGTGCTATCACTAGGGTATTTATCATCGCTTGGATATATAGGTACACTCCACTCATTAGCTGGATAATTATCCTTAGTCGGCTCGTATGTCACCTGATATACCTTGAAATCATCGTTGAGTTGCTTGTAAACATCTCCTATTTGCACACCGAAGCTATCAAGCGTACTTGTAACTGTGTTGAATTTGCTTTCGATAGACTCTCCATTGCGAATATCAGTCCACCACAACTTTTGGTCAATAAAATCTTTAGATTGCTTAATAGCCGAACCCCATAATGTAGAATTGCCGCCAACGGTTGTCTGAATACTCTTAAATACGCTATCAAGGGTTTGCTGTTCACTATCAACATATATCTTCGTTGAATTAAGCGTGTGTGAACCATCATTATTGATAACATTGAACAGCGATTCTATATTCAACTTGCTTGCGGCAATATCAGCATTATCCTTAACCATATCATCACGGATAACCTGTCGTTGAATACCTTTGTCTGTTAATCCAATAGCGTCAAACATCAAATTGCCTGATTTATCCCAGATATACATGTTGTAATCTGAATTAGCGTCTTTACCTATCTGAACCCTAACCCTATTGCTGTCAGATATTTGAATTGTATTGTCTTTCCACTGTGACTTGCCATCTTCGCTGTGAACAAGTACATTAGTAGTATTAATGTCAAGTGCTGTGATTTTGCTTGCGTCAAGACTATCAATCATTGCTGACTTAATCTGCGCTTCTCCCAAAACAGCAATAACAGAATTAGAGAAATCCGTTGTTATTGTTGTTCCTGTTGCTGAACCGAATATTAATGTCTTGATATCAGCTACACTTGCGTCAAGTATGCCAACTTTCTCATAGTCTACTTTAAGATTTGCAATATCCGCATTAACAGCCTTAAGGCTTTCCACATTAGCATTGATGATATCTGCATATGTTGCATCTAATTTATTTGTTTTAAGGTTATCAATATCAGCATTAACAGCCTTTAAGGTTTCAATGCTTGCGTATCTGATATCAGCTTCATCAACAGATAGTTTATTAATAAGCGCTTTATTTACAAGTATCAAGTCGGCATAGTACCGTTCCATCTGCTTAGTAATAGGACCAGAAGCAACGCTTGTATTCTCCGTGTCAGATTGACCTATAGATGTAACTGTATCCATTAAGCCGCCGTCACATTCGTGCGTAATCTGCATTATAGGCACTTTGTAGTCAACGCCACCTTTGTTGACAGTTATAATGTCACCAACTTCTAGTCGGTAATCACCGACAAACTTAACTGTAAGCGGTCTAAATGTAAAGCCACCTATCTTTTTATAGACTTCATCAAGAATTGCCTGTGTCATAAACGGATTGGCAAAACTAAGTCCTGTCGCTCCGTCACCAGAAGTAATCTGACTTTGTTCTGTAGAACCGCTTTTGGTATTGTTGCAAGTCAGCTTCTGTATGATAAAATCCTTGCTTGTTGTAAATGTAACGCCCTGCTGATAATACTTATGTCCGTCAAGTACATAACCGCTATCTTTATACCACCTTAATTCAAGGTTTCCGTCAGAATTAATTACCGCATTACAGCCTTGTAGCATAGCCATATAACCGATAATTTCTCTGTAGGTATATCCTTGCGGCTTGTCGTTAATAGTATGTGCTGTGACTATATTTGTCGCTAAAGATGTGCCTAACTTGCCACATATTTCATTAAGAATAGCTTTATCTGTGCTAGGAAATGCCATATCCGAGAAGTAAGGCATATCAGCCTTATACATTCTGTCGTATGCTTCATAGCTTGTGTATTCTCCGTCACTTGTCTGCTTAGTAACTGTAAATATCCCCAACTTAATATACTTAATTTCTGTGCCAACCTTAACACCCTCAAATATGGTAATCTCCTTATTTTCAAGGCTTATTGCTGGCATATAAATAGAAAAGGTAACACCGCTACTGCAAGTGTTACCTATCGTAATTTCGTTATTGGAATTTATCATGTTTTGAAACTTGAAATTGTTAAGCGTTTCGGTATGTTCTTTTTCATCAACAACATACTTAGAATAGTATCTTGCACTATTTCCCTTAACAATTTCCGTCATAGCTGTGTCTAATATCTTCATTCTACACCGCCTTTATTGATTAATTAATGGCTTATCATAAACTCGATTGAGTACAGTTTAGCTGGTGTAATTTCTTCGCATTTATCGAATGCGTCCATAGGAAGCATTGTCATGTCAGGCACTTCAATCTCTTGCTCGTTGATTTCCTGCAATTCTTCCTGTAACTTCTTTAGGTTCTCTGATGTAACCTGATACTGATTATCGTTGATAACTGGATTGCCGCTGTCGTCCTTATCTGCATACTTAACCTTAGTATCTTCTATGGTCTGTAGCGTTGCCTTGTACAGTTCTTCCAACGCCTTAATATTGCACATAACAGCCATAGCAATTCTGCCTGTGGTCTTGTCATGTGATATGTTGCTCAAACTCTGAAATCTGTCTATTAGCTCACTTGTTTTAAGTTTCATGTGGAACTCTCCTTTATTTCTGAATCAAACTTAATTTTGCTCCGACTATTAGTCCGTCCTCATTCTTTGCCCTTGTAAGATACGGATATGTCACATCTCCTGTGTATATTGTCATTTCTTTTTGTGTGCCACCTAAGAATAAGACTTGTGCCGTTGGAAATGGGTTATCTACGTCGCTTACTACATTATCAAGCAATAGTGCTTGCTCACCTGTTAATGGCGGTAATTGCAGTTCAATCTTGTCTTTGAGTGCTACAATCGTGCCAACCATTTCTCCATAATCATTTCTCCCTGTGTTCTTAGACCATATCTTATTCCTACTGTATGTGTAGCCGTTATATGCTACTGGGAATCTAACCCCCTCAATCACAACTGCGTCAATCAATCAAACCACCCCTTTCAAGGCATTAAAAAAGGAATGCACCATTTCTGATACATTCCTTAATATTTCTATTGCATTAATTCAATTAGTGTTATATAATATCTGTACCGCTTGTTTAAGTGGTATTGTGACTTTTGGCTGTCAGTTGTCGGGCTGACAGCCTTTTGTTTACCAAAAAATCAGCCCACATCTGTTACACACAAACCTATGTTGTGAATAAGTTCCGCCCTGTTGCTTAATCTTCTCTTTCTCATTAACCAGTGTAAACGGTCTTAAAGGATTCAAATTAACAGTATATCTTGTCTTAGTTTTCTGCGGTACAGTTGTTGTAATCTGCGTGTGAGAACAATCCCAACTACTACATCTTGGACAATATACTTCAACCAATCCGTTTTCCGTCGCTCTGTACACTCCTTTAAAGTTAGGATTTAATGGGCGTTGAACTTGTGGCTGTTGCTTTTTCTTTATCCCTATTGCTTCTAGCATTTCATTTAGTTCTTTTTTTACTGACATACATATTTCCTCTACTGTAATTCTAATGTTAATTTCATAAGTTTTTTATCATCTCCCAGTGGCGTTACTTCTAAATCAACATTACTTTTATCTTCTAGTATATATATCCTTGCAACTGTAATATTTGTATCTGTCTGTAATTCTCTTGCAATATTATTGTATTCGTCAATGTCAAAACTAACTAACGGATAGTCGAGTTCTTTGCCGTTCTGAAAACATGTAACATTATAATTATATGCAAAGGCTGTGTTATCTTCTGAATTGTTTGCAAAGTCAAAATAAACAACAAGAACTTCTCTGTCATTGCTATCTGTAATTACATCATGCTTAAGATATTTAAGCGTTGTATTATCATATGTAATTGTATCTGTGTTCTGTTCTGTTGTAGCAGCTTGTTTAGTGACATTTATGCCGTCTGCATTATTATTATTTCCATTTCTGTCAATTACTACTATTAACATTAATATCGAAAATATAATTGCAAAATAAGAACCTAAATGCCTTTGTGATCTATTCCCTTTGCTTTTAGTCAAATCCACAATAGCTAATATAAGTGCTACTGGAATTGTAAAAGTAAAAAGTGCCATAACCGCTGCCACTATGCTAAGTTTACTATCTTTCTTTTTCTGTTTCTTATCTCCCATATTGCGTTACCCCTTTGCTTTTTATATATAGTAAAAGAATAACACAATTCTTTTATCTTATCAATACGGAAAGGCTGCTTGCCCTGTCATATTAGTATAGTTATTAGCTTTATCTTGTACCATTGTAAACAGCTTATCTGCGTCACCTTGTAATGTTATGTTTACATTGTTGTTAGCTTCTGACATAGCCGCTACAACTGCATTGTAAACCGCTGGATAAACTGCGTTGGCAATACCTGTTGTGATTTCCTGCTGATTGGCTACTGCTGTTCTTCCGTCCATAGTACCAACCATTTCGGGTCCAACTTCGTTTGCGACAAACAATTGTCCTTTGCCTGGGAATCCGCCGTTTGCATACCAATCAATACTGACTTTTGGTACTTTAGGCGGTGCAAGACTAAATTCTCCGTCAATCTTAAAGTGTGGTGTGTCAATATGTGGAAATTCAAGTCCTAAATCATTCCACCACTGCTTAAAGCTGTTCCAAGCATTCTGTATCTTAGTTTTAAAATCTTCGATAGCCACAGAAATGCGTTGAAGTGCTGGTTTGCTATCCCACCAATCTACAACATCATCCCACTTCCCTTGAATGCCTTTTTTAATTCCGTCAGCCAAGTTTTCCCATTTTTCCTTAGTAAACCACGGTTTCACATCATTGCTCCACCAAGAAACAATTGCAAGACTGTTCCACCAACCAACGATTGAATCCCATTTTTCTTGTATTCCTAATTTCATTCCGTCAACAGCGTCAACCCATGTATCTTTTTCAAACCACGGTGCAACATTATTATTCCACCAGCTAACAATAGCTGTATTGCTCCACCAATCTGAAAAACTGTTCCATTTTTCACTTAAAGATGTTTTTATATTGTCTCCCAGTTCTCCCCATTTTTCCTTAGTAAACCACGGTGCAACACTTACAGTCCACCAATTTGCTATATCATCTTTATGCCCGAATGTGATAGTTTCTATCACTCCGTCAATAAAGCTAGGTAAATCTTCAAATGGTGCTTTTATAAGATATGCTAATTGGTCGAACATTGACATATCTATTTTCTCACCTGTTAATTTTTCATTGAGCCAATTGCCTAAATTAAATCCAGCAATAGCAGCTACTATTCCACCTACTATTCCAGCACCTATAGTTAAGCCTATTTCTGTTGCTGTTCCTGCTCCTATAATAGTGCCTATATCTGTTGTAAGTAATCCACCTATTCCTGATATTATACTACCTGTTCCGAATGATTTTAAAGCACCTTTAATACTTGTCCCTATTACTGTAACAAGTTTCTTTTTCAAAACACTTCCTAAGCCTGTAAATTTTAATGCTGCTATAGCCGTTATTAAGGTTGTTTCGATTGGTGCTGCCGTAAATGAACCACTCCATAATTCGATAGCTGCTTTAATGGCTTGCCATAACACATTGCCAAGGCTTGAAAATATTTCAAGCCAATTAAGTCCGGCTAAATACTCTCCTATATTATGTCCAATTGTATACCAAGGAACATCATCTATAGCCTTTGCAAACCAATTAAAAATTCCTGCCACAAGGTTAGATGTATCTTGTCCTGCTGCATAGAAATCCCCGATTGCAAAATCTTTAAATATCTTCCTAACAGGTTCAAGTGCTTTCTCTATCTTATCAGCCCAAGCAACTGCCGAATTTTCCATATTTGCAAATGCTTTATTCCATGCCGCTTCATAATCAGCCGCCGCCTTAGCGATATCATCTGTCAAATCAATAGTGCTACCGCCGCCACCGCTTGAGCCTTTGCTTGAGCTTGTATCGTCCTGTAATTTATTTATTTCATCAAATCCCATAAGGGATAATGTAGCTTTCTTAGCTGAATCAGCTACATCTTGGTAGCCGCTTGAAATATCTTCTAAGCCGTCTGATGTGTCTTTATATCCACTTTGTCCAAAGCTCTCAAAGTCAATCTTAACCCCCATTAAAGAAGCAAGGTTGACTAATAATCTTTTGATTGCAATAGTAACGCCGTTTACAACTGGCATAACCTTTGAAAGAACTGGGATAAATAGCTGTCCTGCTACCATTCCTACCTCTTTCATATTGTTACCGAACTGGCGTAACATATTACTTGGGGAGTTGATTGTCAAATTTGTTATCGTATAGGCTCTTTATCCTATACTTCTTATAGTTTCCTATAAGTTCAGAGTACATTATCACCCACATCATTATGTTTGGTTTGGTGGTAGCCACTTCCACCTCATACTGCCCTATATGCAGTAGTGTCGGACACTCTTGGGAATATTATATTTATTCAATTCCTACTCGTTACGATACTCAATAGCCTATTCGCAATCTATTGAGTTATCTCGGTATTAGCATAGTTGAAAACTTTAGCCTTCACCGATTTTGCCCGATTGTCATAAGACATTTCTATTCTTATGCAACACTTGGAAGATAAGTTATATCAGCTTTCTTCCGTCTATTAGCTAAATCACCCCAAGATACCTTACTTTGGTCTAATATCGCCAACACTCTTAACTGCTGCTTTTCCATCTGTGTCATTTCTGATACAGACTTTGAAATGCCTAAGTTATAGGCATATGTTGCTAGTGTAGCATTGGTAATATCAATACCATACTTGTACAATGCCCTCGATTGTCCGATTAAACCGCTTTGTAAGTTCTGTGCTACTGTTGAATAGTCCACATTGAAAAGTGAGCTTATATCGCCCGCAAGCATTGTCATTGACTTTGTTATAGCCGTTGTTGCTTCGCCTGTCTGTCCTAACGAATTAGTAACAGAAGCTAACTGTGAAGCATACTGTGTTACTTCTTGTATGTTAAGTCCTAAGTTCTTTGCTCCACTTTCTTCAAGCAAACCACCTTGAATATTAACTTTTAAACCAGACAGCTTTCCGAGAGTATCGTTTACTCTGCTTTGGAAGCTCTCTGCATATGCTGTTGCGTTATCATATCCATACTTTTCGTAATCTTTATCCCACTCTGAACCAATCTTGCCAAACGCTACCGCTTGATAGTTGAATGCTTCAATGTAATCTGTTGTTGACTTAATTGCTTCTATAAGTTTCTTACTGCCACGAATTACCATAAAATAAGTGGCATAAAACTTACCTATCGCACTTGCTAAGTTCCAACTGCTTCTAGTTGCTGTCCTAGCACTTGTAGACACGCCATACAGTGACTTTTGAAGTGAGTTTGAAGAAGTACCCACCTTGCTACCTTGACTAGCAAGATTAGCCAATGCGTTAGTCATTTGAATAACGTTCTGACTTACTGTTGGTGCTCTTGATAGCGTTGTCATTAAGCCATTTAAAGCATTACCTAGCTTTGGAATGTTTACAACGGCATTTTCAATACTTTTACTGCCTAGCTTACCAAGTGACTTTGCAAATTCTGTGACCTGTGTTGCATTTTGCGGAATAGCTGATATGCTTGCAACTGCCTTTGTGACAGCTTGAAGTGATGTAGCTGTGTTAGTTAGTGCAACTGAATCAACAGAACCTATCTTTGTGATATTCTTGGCGAGTCTTGTAAAATCTGCTGTTCCTGCGTTCATATTCTGCATAGCAGAACCTAACTGACTAACACCACTCGCAAGACCGCTTAGTGATGAACCATTCACAGTCGCAAGTGATGTTGACAGCCTTGTAAGCTGATTTATCAGTTTATCGACGGAATTAATAGCTTTAGTGGCAGTACCGGTAATTTTGACTTCTAACGAATCTAATTCCACGCTTTAACCCCCTTTATAGGATTGTTGGCGGTAGTCCTCTCTTTTCAGCTCGTGCCGCCCATTTCTGTTCATTGAGTAACATTCGCTGTAACTCTTTATCGTAGGTATCTTCTTCGCTTTCTTCCGTTTTTTCTGATAAAATAGCCTGCTTCGGATATTCAATGTGTGTATCTTTGCTAAATGCCGCACCAATGCCACAAGAAACAGCCGGTATTGCATAGACAAAAAACCAGTTATACATTTCTGCATCTCGATTTTGTCTATCAATCTTTTTGCCTTTTGCGTATAGTAATAATTTTTTAGGTGTCATTTTTAGAAAGTCTGAATAACTAACGCCTAGTGAACTGGCTAAAACAAAGTATTCTTCCCATATTATTTTGTGGAAGTCTGCTTTTTCTTGTGGTCCTGTGGAACTACTGTCGGCTTCTTCTGCTCCTGTGCCGCTTCTTCCACATTGTTCGCCATTTCCTCCAACATCGTTGTTATCCCCGACAGCTCGAAAAAACCATCATCTTCCATCGCTTTCTTGATTTCTTCAAACAATGTTCTATATCCGTAACTCTTATCTGTTTTTCTCTTTTCTGTAATATATGCTCTAGTGAGCTCCTTTGCTTCGTCCATTGTTACTGGGTTATTATCAATGCAGCCTGCATAAATGGCTAAAATGCAAATCTCTGGCACATCTGCTGTCATATTTGCTAGCCCATCAAAAGAAGCCTGTGCAACACTCTTATCTGTCTGTACAAGTAAGTAAGAACCATTAACGACAGAAAACATTTTCTGCACAATTTCCTTACATTCTGCTGCACCGAAGCTAAACTCAACTTTGTATTCTTTTCCGTTTACATTAATATTCATCATAATTTTTACCCTTTCCCACCCTATCGTCCATATAGGGAAAGGTGCGGATTTTACACCGCACCTACCTTTTTTAAATAATTATTCTGTTACATCATCAAGATATGATGTGTAGTCGGCTGTTTTGGCGTTTGTGCCACCAATCGACACAGCCTTTGATTTAGTCGATTGGCTTATCATTCCCCCACCTTTGTTACTGTGAATGTGCCACCAGCACCCTCGACAACTTGAAGCTTGTCTGTACATTCGATAGGTGAAGTGTTAGGAACTGCTGTTACTGTCATTTCAAGTACTGAATCAGTACCAGAAACATCATTAGGTGTTGCTGTTACCTGTCCGACAAATGCGTACTTAGCAACCGCACCTAATCCGTCAGAGCCATATAACTGAATAATATCCAACTGCTTACCCTCTGCTTTGATTAAGTCCTGTAAATAAGCCTTTTCAAGATTTCCTGTGTAAGTCTTAGCGTCAGATGTTTTGATACCCATTAAGAATGTCTGTGAATCATCTTCAAATGTTGTACTTTCAACTGTGTTAGGCGCTGATACCGGTGCCGAAATTGACTTAGCCGCAACCATTAACTTATATGAGCCTGCAAAACCATCTTCGCTATGCTCCTTGTAGATAACTCTAGCTTTATAACTTGTACTTGCCATTGCCTTGTCTACCTCCTAAAAATTTGCAAAAAAATAAGAGCATTTCTGCTCTTTGTTACATTAATCTATCATTTGCTCCGATTAACCGCCTAAATCGTGCGGTACTCTTATGTACTTTATTACTGATTGAGAACTCTGGCATTGCATTGCCTTGAAATCTCATTGTTTTAAATGTATCTGTAATTACTGCCATAACCTTGCGACAATCAGATTTGCTTGTGTTAGTGGTAACATCTACTTGAAATGTTGCTAACAATGCGTTTATTGTTTGTCCGTCAAGCGTTTGTCCTTGTTCAGCTGCTGGCAGTAAATGAATGTATACTGTTGGAAATACTGCTTGACCGCTGTTTTCCCCCTCATTGGTTATGACTATCTTTGGATATGTCTTTTTAAGCTGTGTTAGGGTTTTAGCCTTGACAAGTGCTGTGACTGTATTCTCGAGGTCTATCGCCCAATCGTTTGCATTCGCCATTAACTAAACACCTCTCTTGCTATCTGCTTATACTGATTAATAATCTCCATTGTGGCGTTATACATAGGCATTGTAGCTTTAACGCCATGAGTAGGTTTCCAACTTCCACTTTGTTCATCCCAAAACCACCATGTGTCGTCCCAAGCATGAACCTGTCCAGGATATGTGCCAACTCCTAACCCTAATTCATCAGCTTTAGGATTAGCAACAACGTTATAATGAATACCTGCGCCAAATTCAATTGCTAATAGCGTGTAAAACGGCTCTCTATCTTCTACCTCAACAGTTTTACCGGTAGCAATTAAAATAGCTTGGTAGCCATCTTGAATAGGCTTTCTGTCAACTCTCAATGTTACTGTCCTGCCTAATGGACTTTCATTAACACTCATAATTGCCGCTTTGTCGCCTAATTCTGCTAATCGTTCGACAAGCAATCCACATTTATACTGTAAACTTTGCTTATACTGTTGTAGCTGTCTGATAGCTTCATTTACGGACTTTTCAGACAATGATATATTAATTGTATGTCTTGCCATAAACATTCTCCTTAACTGCTTGCAAAACAGCTTGTCTTATGCTTTCATTTATTGGCTCTTGCATAGATGGGATTGTCTTTCCTTTAAAGATAGAACCAACTAGCTGTTCATTTCTCTGATACTTCGTATTTACCACCTACTTTACAACTGCTTTGAGCATGTACTTGGTTGAATATAGTGCTGGCTTAATGCCTACAATCGTGAAGTCTGCTGATGTTTCATCAACAAGACTGTCAGATGTGTATGTAGGCTTGCTATTAAGCCAGATAAGGTCACCTTTTTGAATAGGTAGTGTATTCCTATCTGTCAGCAAAATAGCGTCAAAATCAGCCGTATCAAAGCCGTATTCCTTGCTTTGTGCTTCTCCACCGCTGAATGATATGTTTGCTTTAAAATCCGTAGGCTCTGAAAAGCCTGTTTTTTCTTCAAGGACTTTGGGTATCTTATTTCCCTCATCATCAAGATAAGGAATGAAGTTGCCCTCTGTGTCGGTATATCCCTCATAAAGGATATTGCCATCATCATCTCTTTCATAGATAGTTACTGTCTGCCCTTGAAGTGAATACTTCATAGCTTGCTTATTAATGTCAAGCATTGTTCTTTACCTGCTTATAAATCTGATTAACACCTGTGCTTGATAATCCGGATACAATTCCTACTGCTATTGCATTAAGAATGTCATTTGCCGGAAAGTCCGGTATTACATACATACCTACAACGCCTAAGATACCGCCTGCAACGCCTACGATTATAGGAATGTAATTATCCTTAATGTGTGGGATTGCCTTAACTCCTAAGCCTATCAAATATGTAATTACAACGATTGCTACAACTGTTGTTACCGATGTTATATCCATTCTGCTATACCTCCTTATCTTCATTAAGTCGTGCTTCCAATCCGTCTATTCGGTGGTGTGCCGACTTTACACTTTCCTCAACTTTAATAATTCTGTTATCATGAGAATTAAGTTCTTTTCTCATTTCTATAACTTCATTTTTTATCTCTGTTGTGTTGCCTGATATTGTGTCAAGTTTCATATTTATGCGTGTATTTTCCTTTACACGCTCTGTAAGTTCTGCATTGTCAGACTTTTTGTTGTTCTTAAGATTAAATCCCAACGTAAACAGTCCGAAAAAGACGGAAAAAGCAACTGAAATAATGCTTATAATTACTGCTATTGGCATTGATATACCGCCTTTCATAATTAATAATGGCACACCGCCCACCACCCTTAATGTGTGCCGCCTGCTACCATATTGCCGACATCAGTAAAATGGTAACGCACAATCTTCTTTAATATTCTGTAATGCCCTATAGGCGTTATAATACTTTGGCAAATGGAAATACCCCGACAAATAAGCTGTCTCTATCTCTCCAAGTTCTGTTGACACCGCCCTCATTCATACTCGCCATGTAGTTTTCACCAGCTTGTGAATGGTCGTAGACAGCCAGATTAACAATAACACTCTCAAATTTCTTCAAGTCCTCGGTTATCATTTCATCTGTGTAGCTGTCAGGGTAATTTCTTCTTGCCTTTACATCTTCTGTAGCCTGCTTAATAAGCTGTTCGATTATCGGATTATCTTCTTTGTTATCGAACACTACCACATCAGATGTCGTATCATCATCATTTGTGACTGTATCAATATGAAATTGTTTAAGTCTGATTTTAGTTTGCTCCAATGCGGTGTATTCCATAATTTCAGCTCCTATAACCCTAATTTCTCAATTAACAGCTTCTTTAACTCTGCTCCTGTAAATTCTTCTGCATTGTCTATACCTTGTTCTGTGGCAAAAGCCTGTAAATCAGATGTAGACATACGATTAATGGTTGTCTTGCTATAACCTAAAAAAGCCCCCTCTTCGGGAACTTCTTCGCCTGCGTTATACCATTTACCATTATGAATTACTATATATGGATATATCATAAGTTGCACCCCCTACTCTTCGCTATGAACCTCATATACGAATGTGCTATCCATATTCTCATATGACGGAAGAACAACCTCGGAAGCAAATGTTGACATCTTCATAGGTGGTCCGTACTCTGTCTTTGTAGCAACTGTAATACCTGTACCGTATACTGTTACATCTACATCAGCTACCTGTCTTGCTGTTCTTTCTTCCGGTGTAGTTCCGAACCAAGTATTACCAAGACTACCTTCTGGAAGAAGTGTAACCTTGTTATCTGGGTAGAAGTACTGTTCCTTGCCATCATCATCAATGTACATCTTATCGTAAAGCACGATAGTGAGCTTTGTTCTCTTCTGTACTACTGAAATAACAGTATCATCGTCAACCTCAATGGTTGCTGTAAGGTTCTGTGCAAGGATTGAGTTTCTTATCTGTGCATTATCAAGCAAATACTGGAATGTATTGCTGTTCATAAGTACATATCTAGCAATCTTGCCTTGCTTCTGTAGCTTCTTCCTTGCATTGTTAAGATCTGTAAGCGGCTTTGAATTAGCTGTATCGCTCCACATGCTTGTGCCAGACAGCTTAGCATAATGGTCTTTTGTGTATGAGCCATCTTTATCGTAATCATAAGCATACTGAACACCATCACTTTCAATAGCAATTACTGGATGGCCTGCGCTTGTAGCAAGAAGTGACATTCTCATACGTTCTGGTACAACCTCCGCACCGCTTACAAGATTGTTAGTATCGTCATATACGCTTGATAAAGCACTTGCAAGGTAAGGGTCGTCTGCTGACTGAATACGCTCAATTTCAAGCATTTCCTCTTCACCGACTGTCATTCCCTCACGGAAAAATGCCATTTGTGTTTTTTCCTTGCTTAATCCCTCTCTAGCTCTAAGTGTTGGGATTGTGTCAAAGTTAGATGGTGCAAGTGAAACCGGAAGTCCTTTGTGTGTCTTAATCCAGCTTAAATCAAGCCCCTGTTTCTTTCTTTCAGGAAACCACTGTAAACCAAGATAAGGTATCTGGTTGCTAGCGTTTTCTGTTGCCGATAATGCAATAGACTTACTGTCTAATACTTCATTAATTAACATCTATTTACCTCCTGTTATTATTCAAATACAATCATTGGAAGAGCTGTCTTAACCGCTGCGTCATATGTAACGCCTGAGTGTGCTTCTGCTACCTTTGTGTTAAGATATGCCTTTTTAAGCACTACTCCCTGTGGTCTGTCTTCTGTTACATCAAATCTTAAGATTCCGATTGCTGTTGCTGTATTATCAGCCACACCTGACTTGTTTACAGGTGTACCAGCTTTTACAATCTTCTTTCCATTCGCATCCTTTTCTGTTACCGTTGAAAAATCAAGTGTTAATGGGATTGCTTCGTTGGGCTCTCTCTTTAAAATCTGAACATCTCCTGCGTATGAAGTCTTTTCATACTGCATATTCATTTCCTTTGCCATTTCTTACCTCCTGCTATTACTGAATGTAATGTGATAAAACGTCATTGTTCTTAGGTGCATTAGATATAAGGCTTTCTGCTATTTTTTCAGCATTTGTCTTATTGTCTGCACCACCTTTATTACTGCCGCCGCCTGGAATATCCTGATTTTTAGCAATCTCCTGTTCCTTAGCCTGTGCCGCAGCGGTTTCTTTTTCGGACATAATCTTGCCAAGTTCGGTGTAATCAAGGCTTCCATCATCTTTAACAACTGCCTTTGCCTGTTCAGCAGTAATCTTAAAATTAGTCATAGCTGCTTCTCTCTGGTCTCTGATAGCGTTAGATTTCTGTAAATCAGCTATCTGCTGATTAGCTGTATCTAATGCCTTATTTGCCTTTTCAAGCTCTGTCAGATTGCCAGCCTGTATTTCATCAAGCTGTTTCTGTAAGTCGTCTGCTGTGTCAGCCTTAGCCTTGTACTGCTTTGCCTTGTTTTTCTCCGTAGCAACTTCTGAATTGTTCTGATTAAGAAGATTAGTAATCTGCTCATCTGTTGCTTCTGGAAAAAGTTTTAATACATCTTCTCTTGTCATAATTACCTCCGTTAAACACACGCTTTTGTTACCGCAGGTCGCTCCTGCTGTGTTTTCTGCTATTTACCGCATAGCTGCAAAATGTATAAAATAAAAGCAGCTACCGATTATTCGATAACTGCCTTATTTTGCTGATTATTATTAAATTGATTAACTATCTCTTGTGCTTTTTGTTCTTGTGCTTCCACATCATCAATAGTCTTGTATATATTATCAAGATATGGTTTTGATAAAAGGAATGTCTTTTCTGCATCTCCCCATAAACCAACTGTCTTAATTGCTATAAGTGGGTGTATGCCGCTTTGAAGCAACACTGTAAGCGTCTGCGCCTTGGTATACATATTATCCTGTGGACTGTGATTTATCTGCACATCAAAATCTCTAACCGATAGTTTTAAGTCTTCTCCTGCAAGTCTCAAGATGTTAAGAACCACTACAGCCAGACGCTTTTCACATGATTTGATAAGAGGGTCTTTTAATTTTGCTCTTGATTTTGAGAAATCCCACCCATTTCTAAGCTCAACTGCTCCCTGCGTGTCTCCACCTGTATTGCCTTGTTTGTTTGGAATAGCTAATATAGATAAAGCATTGTCTATAAAATCCTCTTTAGCCACTTGGCTTTGCGTTTGATTAAGCTCTTGTGTCATAATATCAACATCAGACTTGTTATCTTTATTCATTGACTTAACAACTAACGCATGATTTTCTTTCATTTTCTTAAAAGTCTCTTCGTCCACTTCGCAATTCACGAACTTAACCCAATATTCAACAAATTGCTGTATGCTATCCATTCTGTTGGACTGCATATTATTGGTTGCATCAAGCATACCTATAATAAGTTCAATGTCAGAAAGTCTTTCGTGATTATTCGGAAATTCTACAATAGGGATTTCGCCATATGTATGTAGTTTTGCTTCAACTACTTTGCTGTCAACAATTCTGAAAGACATAGTGTCTGAAAATGCCATCTTATACCAGTTTCCATCTTCGTCTTTAAGTTCCTGCACAACAAGTATCTGTTCTTCAGTACTCTCATTATAAATAGCATAAGTATTAAGGGGCGTAGGTGCTACAATTCTGAATGGTACATCTCCTTTTTTAGGTTGGACTGCTTTAAAAGATGTTCCTGTTGCCGACTGCCACTCTCCAGCTTTAATATCTTTTTCTTGCTTATTGGCATCTGTCATAAAATCATTAAGTTTATCAACCGCTTTATTGATAGTTTCATCATCTTTGCGGCTAATAAACTGGATTGGCTCGCCATAGCTTTGTCCTACCTTGAATTGAACCCATTCATAAGCGTGGTTCTCGACAATTTTATTAATTATATCTTCATTAGACAGCTTGGTTCTGTATAAAACAGGTTGGTCGCCCTTGTAGTAATTCCACAGATACTTAATAACTGGCTTATTCCAATTAAATACACCTATAGTACTTCCAATAACCTTAACAACATTGTTAGCAGTTATTGTGCCTACATTCGTATATGCGATTTTTCTACCATAACAACCTCTAACAAGGTCTTGAAAATACATTGTGTTCATATCTTGCTCCTAATAAAATGTCATACCGCTTGAACTTCTGCTTTGTGGTATTTCCTTAATTTGAAAATTATCATCATCGTTAGGCACATACCAAATCCATTTGTGGCAATGCTTGCACGCTAACTTATGTGTTCGTGGATCTTTGCTGTCTGCCTTAGTTAAGAACTTGTGGCAGTTCGGACACATTATTGATTTATCTTTATTCATATAAAAATTCATATCTCTACCTCATTGCATAACAAAAGCACCGCCGCAATTAAGCAACGGTGCTTCCGATAAGGATGTGTTTATGAAGAAACATCTTTGTGACTTCTTACAGATATACTATACCACGCCGGCAATGTGACATTCTATGACATCTTTTACAAATATTCACTTCCATATTTGTCTTCAAAGGCTTGTAGTGCTTTAGCATGTATTCTATGTACTTGTCGCCAGCACCAGCCTGTTTCATTTGCAATTTTTTCAAACGTGAATTTTCTGACATATCTTAGAAACAATACTGTATAATAATCTTCATTGTTTATCTGTTCTATCTGCTCTATTATTTTATTTTTTACATCAATGTATTTGTCTATAAGCTTGTCAAGGCTTTCTTCCATTTGTTCAAGTCTGACATATCCACAGCCTGTTTTGTCCGGATCTGATGATGACATGACCCTTTCTTCATTAACAACCGCTGAAATGCTGTATGATAATTCTTTATACTGTGTTATTTCTATCAATTTATTATCAATTATCTTGTTGTAATAACTTATTTGATTAAGATAGTCCTTAGTTGTCATAATAAATTAATACCTCCTAAATGGATTTATAGCAGCTTCAACTTTAGCTGTTCTATTACCTTGTGTCATTCTTAGTGCAAAGTTTGAGAAAACATCTGGAACATCATCTAATTGTTTTTTGCCTGATACCGAATATTGCTTTAACAGTGACATCATCACTCCGTATGGCTCATTAGGCTTATAAAGTGATGCGTCTTTAAAAATAATATGTTGCAATATCCAGTTAGAACATTGGAATATCCTTGCTTCCTTATTCGTTTCGGTCGGTGTATCAGTAATGTTACATATCCAACCTACACTCTCAACACGCTTATTAACTTCCATAGCCACTCTATCACCGCCAGCATTACGTTCAAATTCACACTCTTGTACTTTATTATTCACAAGTACTGCTGCGGCATTTCTGTATTGTTCTTCATAATCCGCTGTGTTATCGCATACACAATCAATGCAGTAATAATCTTCTCCGTATTTCTGTAATACCGGTAGTACAAAGTAATCCGTACCTTTGCCCTTAGTATCGCATTGAGCTGTGATAATTTCTGGTTCTCCGTGTGGCAGATTAAGGTATCTGCGGATTTTATCGTCCGGGAATAATAAGCCCTCACGTTCTATAGGGTCTTGTTTATACAGACAGCGATATGAGATTTCATCCATAAGCAGCTGAATATCTTCAAAATCCTTTACTGTATAGCCACCAAATTCAAAGTCAAAATTACTTTCTCCTGTTACTGGGTCTACATCAGGTACGGATATTACTTTAACTCGTTTGTTTCCCTCATAAGCTTGTATAATACGTCCTATTACGTCTCTAACGCTCCACCTTGTAGCAATATGTATTTCTTTACATGGGTTTCCATCCTCGTCCGGTATCTTTCTTTGTCGTGCATCTACTGCATATTTATCCCACAATTTATCAAGATAGGTTGGGTTTAGTGCTTCTTCAATGCCGCCTATCATATCATCAACTAGCAGAAATTTATTGGCTCTGACTTTACCGGCATTTTTACTGCCGACAGATGTACATTGTACAGATTGAAATGGCTTATATTTTCCTACGTTAAACTGTTCAAGTTTTGCATTTGTACTTGTTACTTCAAGTCCAGGGAACACTTCTCCCCATGTATACTCGTCAGCGTTTGTGACAATATCGTATACTCCATCATAATACATTCGTGTAATGTCTCCGCTGTGTGAATAAAAAAGGTTATATCCGTTTGAGTACCAACCTATAACCGCAGAATGGAAAAACTTTTCGATTGTGGTTTTTCCTGTTCCGGGTGGGAGAGAAATACATAAAATATCATATTTATCATCAATCATGCCTTGTAATGCTTCTATTAAGCCTATTTTGATAAACTGTTTTCTTCTCGGCATATAGAATCTTTCTTTAGGTTCACGTTTCTTTTCTATGTATCTAAAAAAACTGTCAACAACCTTGTTTTGCGCTTCAATCAGTAAAATATCGTAAAACCAATTAATCAGCTCATATTCCGTTTTATTTGCAAACGCATACTTTTCTAAATCCCAAATTGTACCGCCTGTTTTAGTCATGCAGAAGCCCTCTATAAGCTCTTTTGCCCTCTTAGTAAGTTGTAGTCCATACTCAATATCTTTCTCGCCGTTTATGGCTACACTGCAAGCGTCTACATAGGCATCAATTACCTGTTCATCTATTCCATTTCTCTCTATGTAATTTTCATATCCATTGATTGTAGAAATAAGGCTCTGACTAGCCATAAGAAAAGCACCTCCACTTTTCAGCAAAGGTGCTTATAGACCTCTGCCTATAACTGTTTTAGGGTAGCGGCTAACTCTATTTGTTAGCCGGTAAAATTTTGTTAGAATAATACGTCACGGACAGCCGGATGTAATTTCTGCACAAGTGCATTATAATCATCAATTACATATCTTGCTGGAATTATATATGCTTTAATGCCATATCTTTCTGCTGTTTCCCTTTCAATGCAGCAGCCACTCCAATCATAGTTCTCCGCAATTCCTATGAACACATCAGCCTGTGCCAGCTTCTTAAGACTTTCACCTAAATACCATACAGCTTCTTTGCTGTCTTTCGGTGGGTTATCCTCAATGTAGCTGTCGATAAGCTCTAACTCTTCGCCCTCGTATATTTCAGCAATCTTTTTCATCTTCTGAATACTTGCTTTAATTTCTTCCTCTGTTCTGCCTTTCATCGGCACGCTTACAAATAATTTTTTCATAATAATTCCTTTCCGCTGATAATCAGCAATTATCGTTCTAATTCATCAATCCTGCTTTCAAGTACATTTATGTACTCTCTCATTTTTTGTCCGTCTCTCTCTGAAAGATACTCAACACCAGTAGTTCCTATTTCCCACGATATTTCTTTCAAGTATTTGATTGCATTTTCAACTTTGTCATCATCGCGATTAAGTTCTTCACATAAACACTTAGCAATATCTTTAAATGGCTGTGGGTGTTCTACTCTCTCTAATGCCTTTTCAAAGGTGTAATCTCCCTTGTAATCCATAATAATGCCGACGGCTTCATACTTTCCAAGATTAACCCCTAAAAATCGGTCTGTGGTTGTATTCCATATGGCGTATAAGTTATCTATATCGTCTTGCAATGCAACTATTAACATATAATCTCACTCCTTGTTCAGTTCATCCGCATATCTTGTCATTTCAATCTGTGTTCCGTTTTCATCCCTTGCACCGACAGTTACATATCTGCTACTTCCACTCATCATATCCCCAATCCGTATTTCTGTTTTATCATCATCAAACTTGTAACACTCCCGCATTTTCTCAATGCAGTTATTCATTTCTGATATTTTCATTACTCATAAATCTCCTTGTTTCTTCAACTATTTTAGAATCCCTAGCAAAATTCATTTCAATATGGCTTTGTGGCAGTCTGCCGAACTTTTCCAAAGCATATTTTTCTACAGCTTCTTTAGAAATATCTATGCCAAAATTTCTCAATGCTTCTTTAGATGGCGGTTGATACTCTGATAAAGGATTGTCAATGTCATTCATTTCTCATAAATCTCCAAAAATCTTTCATGCACTCATTGCATAAATCGTAGGTCGTATTCAATACGCCGTTTCTCGTGATTGAGCTCACACCCAACAGCCCTACTTTTATCTCTTTTCCGCACCTGTCACAAGTGCGCCATTCTTTTTGATGTTTCATTCTTCCACCGCCTATTAAACCAACCCTAGCATACATAAAATATCAAGCCCCGATATTCTCTCTGCACCCTTTCTTGTGTGCATAAGAATTTCTTTAAGCCTTTCATTTTCTGCATTGCTGTATTTATCTTTGTTATATGCTTCTGAAAAGCAATAATATTTGCAATGTCCATAGCCTACCCCAAGTCTGTTGCCGTAAATGCTCTTTCCGACAATATCGTAATATTTTGGTACTTTTAAAATATTGTGTTTTTCATCTAGGGTACATTCCTTTTGTTCTGCTTTTAGCTTTGATTGAAGATATTTCAGAAAACTTTGTATATCCTGTTCCGATTTTGAAATATATAAAATAGTTTCATTCATTCTTCCACCAACTTTCTACCGCAGATAGGGCAATAATCTATTTTCATTACCATTTCAACATTCATATCTTTACTGCTACACACCGCAAAGGACGGACATTTATTCAAGTCGCATGTAATTACAGGTGTATTTGACAACTTATCAATCTTAAACTTGCCATAATGTGTTATGACAGGAAATTTTTTCTCGCAAAATTTACACATATTACACCTCAATCCCATATTCTTTGAAATAGTTTTCAATATCTTTAGGTATCTCAACACCTAGTTCTTTTGCCCTTTTAATGCATTTGTCTTGCGGATAAATAATATGTGTTTTTGTATCTCTGTAGGTTGTACAGTCTATCCCAGAACTATATTTTGCACATTTTTCTCTGTATTCACATATATCGCATTCGGTATTTTTCTCTTTATATTTTTTCGGTTTGTATTGTTCAAAGTCTTTACACTTATAATCAAGTGATGTATTATTCCCTTTTTGGCATCCATAAAACGGATATTCTTCTCCCGTTTCTTCATCAAAAATAAAATCCTCATCACAATATTTGCAAATTGAACAATCTTTCATATTACACCTCAAATCTTCGTAAATATATCCAAATCATAGTTATCTCTGATATGGTCAACAACTTCCTGTAATTTGCTTTTCACAAATTCATCATTGGCAATATCTGGGTGTGCGTAAAACATACAACTGTCTTTCTTGCCGTCTGCTTTATATTTACGATAGTTAAATGTCATCATAAACAATGGTATTCTTGTTAAATTCTTTGTCTTGCGTCTTATCCAGCGATTAACAATTCTCTCAATCATCATTCTTCCCCCATAAATTATCTGGTAATTCTTCGCCGCCATAAATCTTGTTAGCATATTTCTTAAATGTCGGCACGCTACAGCCTGCTACTTTTGCCGCCTTTACTTGTGAAGCCTGCCCCGATATGTATAAGTTAATTGCTTCATAGAATTTATCTTTGTTTAGTGGATGTACGCCCATAGCCATAATAATCACTCCTTATTTCAAATATTTCTGTGCTAAGTTTTCTCTTATCATTCCAGACATGAAATGCTGCAAGCTCTTAGTTACTTCTTTGCCATTAATCTTGTATTTTGTCTGTAAGTAATAATCTATTAACTCTTTGTAGTAATCATCAAATCCATAAGCAGAATTATCACTCATATAATTACCAACTGGCTCAAAGTAATTAATAACTATCTTTGTCAAAGCCTGTTCTGTAATGCGTATATGGCTCATATTTAAAGTTTTATTGTATTGCTCAAGGAAATAGTCAATAATATGCTTTAACTCCTCTATTCGCCAATCTGACGGCTCGCAATCTGCAAATTCAACAGCAATGTTTTTAATTGCATCAGATTTGCTTTCGCCTTTTTCAACTGAAAAAGCATATATATCTCCTCTTGAAGAATCTTTAGATTCTGAAAGAGCATTTGATGTATCACTTATACATTTATCACTTAAACCATAATTGTTATACTTATGTATGGATTTTTCTCCACTACCCCCTATGGATTTATTTCCGTTACCCTGTGGATTTTTATCCACCCCCTCATTTTCTTCTTTTATTTCCAATTCATTAATAAAATCATCATAGAATTTTTGAGTGAGTGTTATTATCCTGCCAGTAATTTCTCTTGTTCCCTCTCTATATGTGTATTCACGCTTAATATGTCCGTTTTTCTCTAATTTTAGTATTGCCTTTTGAATTGTATTTTCCTTTACACCGATAAAATCAGCAAAATGTCTGTTATTAGCATAACATTGCTTTTTACTGCCTTTTGATAAACTGTATATTTCTAAGAGTAAAAACTTTTCGTTAGGCGTATACTCTCTTGATAGATATAAATTTTTGTAAATCCATACGCCTTTAAAATCCCTAGTTTCGGGTATTATAATTTCTTTTGCCATAATCGAATACCTCCGCTTGATATTATTTATGTATGCCTGTGATACACACTCCGCTTGATTGGTAAAAACAACAAACAGGCACAGCGGAAGTGCTTTTCGGTAGCTAACCTAGTTTGTTGTAAATAGTTGCACGGAGAGTCGAACTCCGTCAGACCAAACCATGCCAATGCATTTCAAATCTGCAAATTCTATTTTGCAAAGAGTTTTCTGTTTCCGATAATACAACTACTATTCATACATCTCCCATCGACCGGAACTATTGCAGTAGTATCCGACTAAGTGGAGATAAGAAATTGATGTGGTGTGGATTTGAACCACACATGAGATTCCGTCAGTTAGTCTGCACCTACGAATAGGGATAAATGGATTTTTATTTTCTAACGGATTTATTGGTGTAATTGCTTACAGCTATTTACCAGACTTGTTCTAGCAATCCTTATCGCACACCGTTCTCTTAACCATCAATTAGCGTTTACCCATTTCGCCACACATCAACGCCACATTTCGGGCAACCGCCGTGTTAGGGATTTGAACCCCAGAGACTTTTACATCCAGACTGTTTTCAAGACAGCACCCTCGACAAACCGGACACACGGCAAATATAGCAGTGTAGTGGAACTGCTATATTTGAAATTGCTTTTGCCACTACTTTGTACAATTTCATGCGGACTTTCTACCGCTTACGGCAAGGTTCACCTCTGTCGTAAGTTAGCGCCGACATCGCGAATCGAACACGAACAACATTTCTGTTGGATAGCTTAGCAAGCTACTGGAATACCTTTATCCCATATCGGCAAATACCGCCTGTAACGGCTATCAAGGGAAAATGCAATAATATTTTGGGGGAATATTGAGGAAGAACCTTGATAAGTTGAATTTCGCACCTCTGTACGAGGCAAAACTCTCCGAGCGGTCTTGCACCACCCTTAACTGAAACAAATCCAAGAGAGCATATGAAGGAGGACTACCCTGTAAAATGCAAAACATGGTAGTCTACGATAAAAGTAAGACAAACTACACCAGTCGGATTCGAACCGACGCATACAGAGGTCAAAGCTCTGTGCCTTACCGCTTGGCTATGGTGCATTAAGTGGCTATTCTCGGTATATATTCGCCACAAACCGCAGTGTACTATCCTTTGTAGCCATTATACTTTCATTGACCGACACGGCTATTCTGACAATTCTATGTATTTGTCAATGTACCACTTGGCTTTTTGAATATCCTCCAAGCCATTCTTGTTATTATGTCTGTAAATGTACTTAAAAGCATTGCATAAGCAAAAGTTCTTAACGGCTTCCTTGCCCTGTGTTTCCAACATAACATCTATACATTCAAAGCTGCCAGTCTCATAATGGCTCGGATGATTAACATTGTCATTTACCGGCTTTTCATTGACGCTAGGTGCGACATCTTTAAGTGGAGTAAAGTTATATCCCTTACCGCCGTTATTAATGCAGCTTTTACATGGTTCTACGCTAAATAGTAATGATTTGTTTATACAATTAACGCAAAATCCATTATTTTCAGCATTTCCCATTAAATATCACCTGCCTGTCTATGATTAGCTCTGTAAGTATCAAATCCCTCTGGATATCTTGCTTTCAGCTTATCAATGTTAATCTGCATGATTTCATCAAGGTTCCAACCGAAGGATTCACAAAGCATTGCAAGATACCAACAAATATCGCCAGCTTCTTTCTTTGCGTGGTCAATATCAAGCTGTTTCTCGTGGAAAATCCATTTTTTAATTATGTCGTTAAACTCTCCAACTTCACCGGATAATCCAAGACAAGCATTGAAGATGCCACCAAAATCAAGATGTTGTTCGTCTTCTGCAATCAAATTTTGCTGTAAAAGATATTTCATATCGCACGTTAACATATTTTCAAGTATTCTGTCTGTTGCTTTGCAATCATTTGTCCGCATAGCTAATGCCTGATACTCATTTCCGGTCATATATCATTCTCCTGTCCGAAACACTCTTTTTTGTTTTTAAAAATTTTTTGGAATTTACTCGGCTGAATTAGCCGTTTTCTGATGTGTTTATTGAATATCTTGTGAATAATTAAGATGTATCTATTATACACCTATCTATCAGATTTGTACAGTAGATTTAATTAATTATATTATATGGGTTATTAATAAAGTTGTATATATTAATAAATATAATGGTTATTATATATGGTTTAATAAATTATAGTAGTTGGTTATGTATATATAAATATATATATAATAAGCCTTTTTATCTTTGGGGTTTTTTGAGTGACTTAGTTAGGCTCGCAATGCGTGGATATATAACCCCCACGCCATGCGTTTGTGAATAATGCACAATGAAATCAGCCAGAGCGGAGCGACTGCGCAATAAATAATTATCACGCAATCGCTGTTAATCCGCTTGTTTACTGGCTTTGTTGTACTTTTATCGTTCAAATGTTCTGTTTTATCACTTCGCTAAACTCAACTTTAGCGAAATCATGTTATCGTGAGCCAAACGGCTAGAAACCGCTTGCTTACTGGCTTTGTGGGATTTCTTGTACATCTTGCACAACGATTTCTTGTTGTGCAATTTGACGAACATTAGAGCCTTGAGCGTTTCCAGATGGTCCGAGCTGTGGAAGGTCTGCGGCTGTTTTAATGACCTTTGCGGTGTTTTCTCTGCTGACGCCGGGCAAGTTCCAAGCGAAATGTCTGTTGAGTATCGCAAGAATTCCAACCGGGTTTTTATTGCCGGTTGCAAGCTTATTAGATAAGCTTTCTTCTCTAAAATCGCGCAGTTTTTGAACCAATTCGAAGCCCTTTGTACTTAGCTTTCTTTCATTCGCTCCCCAATCCATAAAAGTATCTTTATGTATTCCAGTTAATAAGCTAAAGCCTAATATACTACATTCTTTATCATACATAGAACACATATAATAATATATATATAATATATACTCTAATTTATCTAAATCATACATATAAAAATTACTATCCATTATACAATTAGTGTTATTTTTATTAATATTATTACTTAACTTTAATATGCTTTTATCACTAAAAACATATTTATTTATATACATTAGAGCAGCATTCCATCTGCTTTGTGGTTCTTTGGTCATATCTTCGATGTTGTGTTCTTGACAAAACTGTGATAAATAAAGCTCTATGTCATTTTGAAATACTTCGGGCGTGTCTGGTGCTTCCTGTACTTTCTCCATGTGTTCCCCTTTCTGCTGGATCTGCCCCAGCTAATTAATTATTATACATTTAATAACATAAAAATAACCCGATAATAATATTAATATTATCGGGTGTAAATCTTATATATTTAATTATTAGCATAATAACACAATAAATATAATTAATCAATAGGCATTAAAAAAGCGATGTATAACAATATACACCGCTTTATAATTATAACATGTTTTTAATAACTCTTATTTCAAGCTCTTCTGGGGCAATGTCTCCAGATTCTATCTGTTCAAGCTGTTCTTCTGTTGCTTCGATTTCAAACGCCTTGAAGCTGTCCGCCGTTCCTGGCTTAAATCCTTTCTGTTCTCTTTTTGTGAGCCTGTCCCACTCTTTATCAAGATATTTTTCGGCTTCTTCTGCTGTGTTATGTCTTAATACTTCACCAATCATTCCCTCGTTGTATATGCTCGTGTAATATGCTTTCATATCGCCCACCTTTTAACCTTTCTTAATTGTTTTCTTTTTCACATTCAAACCCGAATAAAATATCATTTGCCAGCTCTTCGCTTATTTCCTCTTCTGTGATTGGCTTTCTGTTTTCTGCTCCAATCACTTCATCAAGGCTTGCGTCTATGTCAGCAAGTGCCTTTTCTCTGCTAAATCCAAACTCAACAACTTTGTCTAATAATTCGATTGTTTTCATCTTTTTCACCTTTTCAACCTTTCTTATAAACATATATGACAATTTGAAATATCTTCGCCCTCTTTAATCTCTGGCAATTCCACAATTCGCGCGCCTCTGTTATCTGTTGCATATGTACTTGGATAACTTTTTGAGTTAATAACTGCGCTTATGTATTCTCTTTTCTGCTCATCTTTCTTAATTGCTAAAAATAATCTCATATTCTGCACCTTTTCAGTCTTTCAACTGTCCTTTCTTAATTTGTATAATTATAATATCATATTGTTATCACTTTCGCAAGTGATATTTTAAAATATTTTACAATTTCTTTTTTAGCTCTCTTTCTTCCTCTGTCTCTTCATATATAAAGATGTCTTTCGGCTGCATGTCTAGAATCAAGCAAAGATTGTTTATACTTTTAGCGTTTATATTTGTGTCTTCGTTCTTTATCTTCTTTAGCGTGTCTTGACTCAATAATCCGCTTGTTTTAGCTTTGTATGTGTTAAATCCGGCACGCTCCAGAGCGTCACCGACATTAAAGCGATATTTAAGCATTGCGATAGCTCCTTTCTATATTGTTTTATTTATTTCTTATAATAATATAGCAGGTCCTAAAAGTCAATAAAAATATTTCTAAAAAAAGTTATAAAAAGGCTTGCATATTTCTTTTTAAAGTGATATCATAATCTTGCAAATAAAGAAAGTGAGGACACAAACATGGATAAACAATACAGACTTGTAACAGAAAGCGGAAAAGTTTTATTAGGTGGCGAGACATACAGTCGCCGAGGAGCTGAAAGCTGGTTTGATGATTTCAATGGAATTTATGAAGATGACGAAACCGGATCAGAAGAAAGAATATATATAGAGGAGGTATAGAAATATGGCAGTTGTAGAAAGAAAGATAAATACAGAGGATTTGATAAGTTTTGAGGAAATCGCAAAGAAGCATATAGCCGGGGAATATTTAGCAATCGGCAACAATGGGAAAAGCTATCATGCTTCATACGTTCCGAAATATGAGCCATCTGGCGTGATGTTCTTTTGCATTCCGCAAAGCGTTGAAATTTTGGGATATTTAGAAATTGTTTAAGTCGAAACCGCCACTTTTGGCGGTCTGGTGTAGGGTTGCAACCTTGCCACTGATGAGACAAGCAAAAAATATAAAATGAAAGGTGTTAAAAATGAAGATATTAGCAAATAAAAACGGCTTTGTATTAGCTCATGATGAATACTATGGAGATTATTGCTTTGGTACAGAAAGAGAAATCAAAAACCTATCTATGCCTTGCAATCAGTATGGAACAAAGAAAGAAATAAAGGCAGAATTAGAGCGTTGGAAAAAAGAGGTTGATTTTGACAATCCAAGAATGCTTGAAGTTGAAGCCTTTTTTATATCTGTTTTAACACATTGCGAAAATTAGTCGAAACGGTGGAGATTCCCACCGTCTGCAGGAACCGCCCCACCTGCACCGATGAGACAGGGCGCACAATGAAAGGATGATTGATTATATGACAATTTATAAAACCACAGATTACTTTAATATTACGAAAGAAGAAGCAAGCAAGATTTGCAATGGATATGATACACGAGAAGAAGCAAAAGTTTTAGATTCTGGACTTGAGCATTTTTTCTTTGAAACCTTAGAATGTCTTACGGAGGAATATAATTCCAAAGAACGCAAGGAATATACTGAGAAAAAAGGCTATGAAGTAATTCTATTTGAATTTGTAGCAGACAATGGCAATCATAATAAATATTGTATGGTATTTAGATAGGAGGGTTAATACTATGACAAACGAAACAGCAGAACAGAAAGAAATAAGAATGTTTAATTTTTATAAAAAGGATTTGGAAAAGCTGGGAAAAGAAAACGGATATATTAGAATGAATGTTATTGAGTACGTTTGCGGCTTTCCAAAAATTAACGCTTTTGAAATGGCTAAGACCTTAAAAGATGACGGATATAATATACTTTTTGATGACTCTAGCATAAGCAGAACAGAGAACGAAAAGAAAAGGCGAAAAGTTGAAAAAATCGCATAATTAGCAAGGTTGACACTTCCGGGGTTCGATTCCCCGGCTTGCTAAAATAAAAGAGAGGAAGTACAATATACTTCCTCTCTTACCATTCAAAATAGCACTTGTCCTAAAAATATACAACAACAAATATCTTTGTTATAATAGCATATAAAATATAAAAAGTAAAGGAGATTTAAAAAGATGGCAGGATATTATAAAAATCAAATGAGTAACAACGCCGTTTGGGCGTATTCGCAAGGTGAAAAACCTATGTATAAGTGGACTAAAACCACTATTTTGGAAGAGATAGATAACATTTTTTGGCACGCTGATGAAAAAACAGAAATAGATTTTAAAAAAATGACATTAAAAGAATTGAAAGAGAATTTTCTGGTGTGGTCTTCCTGGCATCATACAGGAAAAAATTACAATGAAACAGATTTTTATTGTATAGAAGAAAGTGCAGTACTAAACTTTACAGTTAAAGAATTCGATAAAATTATATCTAACAGAAAAAAGAAAACGTATACGAGAAGAACTGCGGCAGAGTTAGAACAGATTAAAGCAGAAAAAGAAAAAGATATATTGCTTACTGAGAGAAGCGAAGAACTTTATAGAAAATTATATATAATTTATATATATAAATCAGATTTAAAAACCTTTAAGGGTTTAATAAACAGGTTTTTGAATGATAAAATAAATATAGAAAAGGATTTTGCCGAAAGTGTAGAAATCGCAAGGCAAAAAGAAGAGCACAGAATAAAATGCTGGCAAGGAGATGTAAACGACTGGCACAACAGAGAAGGAATTGTTGATTTGTATTATAAAGACATAAGTGTCTATGTCTTAAAAATGCGAGGAATTAAAGATTGTGATATGAATAAAAAGTTTTTGAAGCAGATAAAAACAAAATTAGCGAATTAGCTTTTGGGGAGTGTACAGGTTGCGCCCTTTTGGCTTGCTCGATTCCAGCCGCAAGCATTAAGCATATATTTTTATATGCTTTTCTTTGCGTACCTTGAAAAATTAATATAATAATGCTATGCTTATATATAAGGCTTTTAGGTGTACAAGTGTACCCAATTGGGGCGGCGTGCGTTCTGGAAAATCCGCCAAAACTGGCGACAGCTTCCACAACTTGTAAGGGCATATTATACCCATTTTATACAACGCTGTTAAAGACGTTTTAAGGCTGTTTTATTTTGTAGGCTTATAAATCTACACAAGCGTAATAAAACCGCCGTACAAGGCAAATCACAAAGCCACAAAGCCAAAATAAACACGAACCGCAGCCGGTCAAGTTTATATAATGCACTTTAATCTGTTAAAGTTTTTCATCAATTTTTCAGGGCAAATCTGAACAAAATCGGGAGCAAAAATTAAAATTCTGTGTAACCGATTTTTGGATTTCAAAATTGCATATGACGGGGGTATTGAAAAATTCACATTATATTTTTGTAGGAAAATTTTTTCAATTTTTCAAGTAGGATTCAAACGAAATCTGAAGCAAATTTTGGGAATTGTCAAAATCGAAATTACGAATATAAAAGAGAACCCCACGGGGGTAGCAAAAAAGTTGCATTATATTCCGTGGGGTTTAAATTAATCTATAAAAATAATTGGCTCATCATCATCAAAAAGATTGCTCATAACTTCTTGCCCTTTATCCACTAAGTAACAAGAAACTTTCTGGAATCGCCTAAGCCCTTTGACGATTTCATATTTGTTATTAATTCTATATATAGTTCCTGCAAAATTGCCTTTATTAACAGGAATATAAGATTGCATAGCAAGTGGAGCTGATACAGGCTCACTAAGTTCCTTAAGCTCTATAATGTCTACCGCTTCAATTTTACATAAATCACCATATTCACCCAATGATGGATATACCGGTGGGTTTAGTAAAGCATGGTATATATCATCTATGTCACTATCATTAGATTTGATGTATATAGTTGTGTATAAATCAACTAACATCAAATGATATTTAACCGTATTAACCCATCCGGTATGGCTTCCGTCTGCATAATCTGTTATAACATCCCAACGCTTAAGCATTTCATCGCTAATTTTGTTGAAATTATAGCCACCGTGCCATTCTTTTTGCACCTTAGTATTATAAATTCCTTTACCAGTAACAAAAAAATCTAATTTATGATACCTTTTCCATTGGCACATTGAATGAATAAACCCATTAACTGTGCTAAATGGTGGCAAAGGGTAGCAATCTGCACCTTTTGGCGCTGATGGATTATTGAATCTAGCCATTTCTTGATACATTTTTAATCTTACAACTCTCATAATAAAACCTCTAAAATAAAATAAGTTGCACCTATACAAAAATGTATCAATGCAACTTTCCACTATGGTTCTATTAAGGTAAAATGATATATTAATTATCAATTGTTTACATCTATTAAATAATAGCATTTTTAAATATTATTGTCAACACAACAACTTTCTGTATAAATTAATGCTTTACTTGAATACCGGCATTGACTAAGCTTATATATCAATAATTCTTTTGTCATAGTCGGATTAGTCTTTTGAATTATCTTTAACAACTCATCAATGCTCATTATCCCACTCTCCTAACTGCCCCTAAAACCATATCAACAATGTCAAATACTTCATCGCCATAAGTTGCCACAAAATCGCACAATATCTCTTCCTGTTCAATCGGCAAATACACATCATAGGACATACAGATTGCATGGCATACTTCATGTATCAGCACTTTGCGTTGCATAAATCCACGCAAGGCATTTGATAGATAAATTGTATGTGTATTTCTATCAGTTACACCTAAGCTGATTGTGCCGTCTGACCGCTTTAATTCGCCCGAATTTGAATTTTTATATTGCACTTGCCAGATTGTGCCATTGATGCTAAAAATCATCTGTATGCTCCTTTCTGAATAAAACAAAAACCACTAACCGATATTGGCTAGTGGCGTTTGCTTAATGTATTTAATTGTTATGCACTCTTTACACAATAACATATCATCATTTCCTTAATTACCAACTCATAAGCTGGTTTAAGGTCTTTATCGTTGGCAATTACATATAGCTTGTTGATTTTCTTAAGTTCAGACTTTTTAATGTCTGGTCTTTCTTCCAAAGCTCTGCCGACAGCTCTCTGAACTCTATCATCAAGCCTGCAATTTCTTTTCTGCATTAGTCTTTCGTAACTTTCTTTTCTTGCATACGAATATCTCTTATCTCTGGTATCACCTTTGTTAAAGTAAGGACTTTCAGCAATCTTTGTAATGCAAGAATTGACCCATTTCTGGAAGTTCTCAACATCATCTACTCTTTGGAATGTTTCAGCAATAGCATTCTGTGTCTGTTTTACTTCTCTGACTTCTTTTGCAAGTTGCTTCTGTTCAAGCTCATTTCTTGATATTTGCTGTACAAGCAAGTTCATCAGCTTTGTTTGAGGGTCAAGCTGTTCAAGGTCAATCACTTTCTGCTTAACTCTTTCCTCAACTGTTGCAAAATATTCTCTTGCCTGTTCCGCTTTTTCTCCGTTACCCTTGACAGACAACTTCTTAGCAAAATGTGCTGTTAGTTTGTAATCATCAGCAAAATTGCCTCTCCCTTGTTCATTCTTCATTGATGAAGAGTAAAAATAATCTTCATTTTCTGCGGCAAATTCATTGTCAATAATGTTTGACTTAACCCACCTTGAGTAATTCTGTGGCGCAAGTTCTAAAAACTGATACAATTTTCTTGCTGTTGTCATTCCCTTATCATCAATTCCTAATTCAACCTCAATGGGTGTCTTGTAGTTCATATCCTGTGTATTACTTATAGTTTCTAATAACATTGTTTATTCCTCCAACTGTTGATGATTATTATTATGCCCAAAATGCTGTTAAATCATCATAGAGGAATAACTCTATAAGCTAGTGCATTTCTTATACTTTGCTAACTCCTCTTCAAGCTCACGGATTTTATTCACCGCTTCATCATATGATTTAACCATTTTGTCATATTGCCATTCTGGAATCATAATTGATTTGAAACTCATTGGTGCTGTCATAATATTTCCTCCTGTGAATAAAGCTGTAATACAGAGATTGTTTCATCTTTTGTATAATCGCTATCTATTTTTTATCGTGCTTTTGGTTATTTTATTTGTATTTTATTTTTTGTTACAATCTCTATATTGTCTGCTTGCAATCCCATTAGAAACATAGTAATATATTTATGTTCCCTGTGGAATTGGCAAGAGTAGTTGTTTATCGTGCTTGGTTACAACTACTCTTTTTCTTTAGCTAAAAGCAGATGTATTCCTCTTCTGATAGCTTCACCTTTTGTGATATCGTGCTGTTCACAATAGATTTTCAGCTTTCTTTCTGTTTCTTCATCAAGTCTGATACTAAATCTACTTGACTTCGGATTATCAGCTTTAGGTCTGCCTGCTGGTGACATAAACATCACTTCCTTTCTTGTCACACCTTTATTATATTTATGTCACACCTTATTGTCAAGCATTATTTTAAAATATTTTTTCACTAGCCAATATTCAGTTATCAATGTGCAAAAACAGGCTATGAATATTGCTACCCATAGCCTTTAGAATCATATCTTAGATACAAGAGTACTTAACTTTGTTCTAAGTAAGTTCTTCTCCTCTGCCGACATATCAGTCACCATACCTGTGATATCGCTTGCGAGTTCCTTAGTGTAGCTGTCAAGTGACTTCATCTTGTGTTCCTTATCTTCTGGTGTATTATTCTTATGCATTTCCTTAGTCTCTGTGTAGTTTCTCTTTGCCCTGTCATAGCCGCTTTCGTTCATTGGCTCTGTATAGTACATCTTGCCATAATCCCTATCCATATCCCTCATACGCTCTACTTCTGGGTACATGTGCATATAAGGTGGCTCTTCATATCCTCTGCGGTATGTTCCTTTGCCTTTTGGGGCAAATCTGCCATTTGCATAGCGGTAGTGGTCATAATATCTTCTGTCCGGATAATCTTCGTACTGTTCAAGCATACGCATAATATCTTCATTATCTTCTGACTTTTTCATAGCTTCAACAATTCTGTAATCTTTGTCAAAACAAGCTATGTTCTTCGCTATTTCTGTAAAATCTTTCAAATCGTCAAGGTTCTGCCCCTCAAAGCTATCTAATCCGATTGCTTCAACCTTAGCCTTGACACATTCCATAATCTGTTTAGCCCATTTATGCATAATATCAAGCCTCCCTTACTGCGATTAAGTTACTATTCTGTACTTCAATAGCCTGTGTAGATGTATTTTGCACCGCTACTGTACTGCAACAGCCACAAGGTACATCAACATATGCCTGTGCTGATACATTAAAGAAATTCTCAACTGCTGCCGGTGTTACAATCATTCGTGTTGACTGTAAAGGCTCTCCGTCTACTGCTATGGCAAGTGAAATAGCTCCAACTGTACCGCCTGTCGGGATCTGAATGTTTCCGCTATAAGATACTAAAAATCTAGCCTTGCACTGATTTGTAATACCTCTTAACTTAATGACTCCGCTCCCCTGTCTGTGGACTATACATTTGCTACCACATACCGGTGTTTCTGTAAATGCAACATCTTCTCCGGCGGCAACTGTTTGTAATGCAATTCCTGTTATTTCCATTATCTTTACCTCTCTTTCAAAAAAATAAGGGCAAACATTATAGTCTGCCCTTTGATTATAAGTAATACTGCTTAGCAGACATAATCGAGTTAAACTCAATTAAGATACTCAATTATTCAGTTTTAGCAGCCGCATCCTGTATTGCAACCACATCCATAAGCATAAGCATTAGGATTAGGCACAACATAAGCTGGAATAGCCGTAGGATTTACAGAGTTGATAATCTGCTGTGTCTGAGCTGCCATCTGAGTTGTAAGAAGTGCGTTCTGTCTATCCTGTGATGCGGCTCTGCGTAAGTCGTTGTTCTCTGCTGTAAGTGTTGCTATCTTATCATTTGTTAAGAAATCAAGGATAGCTCTCGTTCCTGCCTGCTGGCTGTCGATAATATCTCTTGTGTTGTTGCACATTGTGTTCTGTAAAGCACAAGTGTTAGTTGCCATGTTGTAGTTTACGCCTTGAATAGCTTCTCTCGTCTCGCAGCAGCAGTTAGCAAGCTGTGCCTGTAATGCATTTGTATTCTGCATATTAGCGACTGTATCAGCGTTAATAGCCTGCTGTATGCCATAGCCGGTCTGCATAATATTTGTGTTAATGCCATTAAAGCCAGTGAGCATACTGTTGTTCATAGCGTAGAAGCCGTCACAAAGTCCGTTAGAAATGCCATCTAACTTGCTGATAACTGCTGAATTATCAAATCCTCTCTGAATATCAGCCTGTGTAGCCGCTGTCGCAACATAGCCACCGCCATTGTTGCCACCAAAACCGCCAAATCCACCATTGCCCCATCCAAAGAGTAATGCGAATACAACGATTATCCAAAGCCATCCGCCGTCAGCCCATCCGCCGTTATTGCCGTTACCGTCAATATTAGCGACTAATGGTACGCTGGCACAATTTGAGTTTGAAAACATATTGTTACCTCCTAAAAATATATTCATAAAGATGTCACCTAGGTAGTTTGCAAAGACATCTAATATGCTACTAATTACCAAATCTGCTTTTTATCTGATTAAATACATCATCTGCATTTAATCCCTTTTCCTTGCATAAATTTCTAGCCATCTGTTCTATGCCTTGCATATTGCCCTGCTGTGCCATCTGCATAGTGTTTTTCATCATAGGATTGCTCATAATCTGATTATTTCCCATCATCTGCTGTATAAACTGTTGCGGACCAGCTTTCATCATCTGAAAAATGTTAATTGGGTTCATTCTTCATCACCGCCTTTGCTTTGAGTTCTTGAAGTTTTTCTTTGTGTTCCTAAAGATTTATCAAATCTATCTTCCAACTGCCCTATTTTCTCTGATAATTCCTCAAACTTATTTAAGAATAGCTGTGTGCTTTCGTCTGATAGGGTAAATTTAGCGTTTTCTGCGTTAGACATAGAATTTACTGTCTGATTATCTTTTGGGGGTGTATAAGGCTTATACACAATCGTGTTAATTGTTCCGTCAGCATTCCAACCCTTAACATAAATCTCCGACATATCCTGCTTCGGGAAAAACGCCATTGAACCATCCATAGGCACTTCATTGGCGTTAATATTTTCAACTGCCTGTACTATTCTTCCGTTAATGCCTGCTATCTGCTGTGGCATAGGTTGTTGATTTGCTAAGGACATTTGCGTCCCTGCCACTGGCTGTTGTAAGCTCTGCTGATAATTTTGCAAAAAATTCATTCTATCCGCATATGGATTCTGCATAGGCATATAATTATTATTCATCATAGGTGTTGTCTGATAAGGATTGTTTATCATCTTCTACCTCCTCCAAGACTTCTTCGATTGCGTGGATAGCAAGAGATAATGTTACTAAGTCAAGTTTCTGCAATTCTTCTTTACTCAAGATTTTTTCTCTAACTTCATCAGAAAACATTCGCACTACCTCTCTTTCTGATTATATTTTGGCATAAAAAAAGACGGATTAACCGTCATGTTTCCGACAGTTATCCGCCAAAAATAAGCAAAAAAATAACGCCATTACGGCGTTTGCTAAACTTCTATGATTACTTTCTTGATTACCCCTTTATTTTTCTGCAAAAAGACGATGTTCAAAAAATCTCCTTTCATTCAGTGTTTATGCGGGTTTGCAGTGTTTCTTCTCCTTGAAAAAATAGCAGGGGATGAGAGAATCGAACTGCATTGACCGTTCCCTTATTCCGCTCTATTACTGGATTTACAGCCTTGTGCTTTGATTACTTTGATTACTTTGTAATCAAAATCCTAATAATTGATAGCATTATTCACCTGCTCAATCTTAGTTCTATCAGTTTTATTGCTGTAGATGTAATATTTTCTTGTCGTCTCAATACTTGTATGCCCCATCATTTCTGTTATAACAGTGTCGCTCACGCAATTATCATACAATGCAACACTGTATGCCCGGCGGACTTTGTGCGTGGAACGATAATTGATATCCAATGCCTTACATATCTTATGCAGCTTTCTATTGAATGCCTGTTCCTTAATCCGTTCCCCTTTTTCTTCGAACATATAAGTTCCAAAGGGGTTCAATCTGCGAATTGCCTTAACAGTTTTCAAGGCTTTGTCTGGAATAATTATATCTCTTAATCCTGCGTCAGACTTAGGATAATCACTTACAATCTTAACCCATTTGCCTTTTTCATCTCTGACCTTAATTTCTGTTCTTTGCACAGAAATATAATGCTTGATAGTTCCATCTTTAAGTGTAGAGCTATGAATATCAGAAAACTTAAGCGATGATAACTCACCGGCTCTCATTCCGCATTCAAACATAAGCAGCAATCCCAAACTCCTTATATCATATCGTCGCCATAGATATTCTGTGATTCTTGGAATCTCATCCTCAAAATACACCTGTTCTTCTTTTTTCTTCACATTCTTAGTAAATGCTCTGCGTGATAAATCTAAATCTCCCATAAATTGTGTGATACTTAGATTGGTATACCCCTTTTTCTTGGCATATTTAAAAATGCCATTAATAAGGATTCGCATGTCAGAATATGCCTTTTGCGTCAGTTTGCATTCGGCAATAACAGTCTTAATAAAGCATTCTAAGTCATCTTCTGTAATGTACTTGATTTTCTTATCTGCCATGTGATATGCTTCATTAGTGAAAAATCTGGCAAAGTTATCAGTATACTTATCATATGATTGCTTCTTGATTTCATGATATTCAAGTTTTTGGTCTACCCATTCCTTGAATACAGTCTTAACTAAAGGTTCATTAGCAAGTTTCTTATAATGCTCCACTATTCCATCTTCAAGAGACTCTTGCGTTGAACGCTTTAGCAGCTTTCTGCCGCTTGATGTGCTTTCGTCTGGCAAGTATGTATACCATTTCTTATCCTTTCCTTGCCAGATTTCATTATTGTGTGCTTTTAAATATTTTTTCCTTTCGTTCATTTCAATTTGTTTTTGAACATCGTCACGAGAGATAATACCATTCTCCAGTACATAATTCAACAACTCTTTGTCTGTTAATTCCAATCACAGCACACCCTTTCAATTTTATTTTTAATGTTCCTTATTCTCCTTTCAAGAGTTCTTTGCGATACGCATAATCGTGCAACTATCTCTTTTTGTGTAAAATTCCGAGAAAGAAGTTTGAATATTCTCTCTTCTTCCTCGGTAAAATTGGCATTTTCCAATATCTTTTCAAGTTCCGGCTTAGTAAGTTCTGAAAACTTCATAAGCCATACTCCTTAATATTTAATTTTTATTTTTGTTTCTTCTTCTAACTGTTCAATAAGTTCTTTTGGATCTATAAGCCCTGCGTTGAAATCTTCATTGAATTTATCAATCTCATCAATAAGCCGTTCTAGTCGCTTATTTCCAAATCCGAATTTATCGTGCAGCACCCATAACAAAATTGTTAAGGCATTGCCAAACATCTCTTTATTTTCTTTATTCTTCTGCTTGTTTAGTTGAACTCTCATCATTTGTTCCTGAAATCTTCGTTGTTCCGACTTGCTCATTTAACATAGCCTCTCTTTTCTTTTTCTCCCGATATCTTTTACAGTATATGGCATTTTTACTGGTTTCAATCCTTTTAGCTTCTATTCTTTTTTGTGCAGCTTTGCCTTTTTCTGATTGCTTATACCTTTTTTGTGCAGCCTTGCCTTTTTTAGTCTGAAAATATTTCTTCTGGCTAATTTTATGTTCTTCTGACTGATTATATCGTCTGCGTCTAGCTTTGCCTTTTTCGCTCTGTTCATACATTCTGTCATATATAGCCTTTGCTCTTTGCTTAGGTTCTAATTGCTCTAATTTATTTCTAAAGGCAATTTCTTTATCTAGTTTATTTTGCTGAACTATATCCGGCTGTTCAAGCGTATTGTATAAACAATCATCTAAAGTACAGTTAAAGCAATCGGGATAAATACAATTTTGGGGTTTCATAATTTTTACCTCATGGCGTTTATTCTTTCTTGAATATCTTGAGGTGCTTCAATATACTCTTCTGCGTTTGTATTTTGGCCAATAAGGGCATTTTCTTTAATTTGTAATGTATTTATATCTCTTTGGAATTTTTGCTCGATTTGAGCCTTATACGAATTTACATTCGTCTTTTCGATAAGTGATTTGATATTGTCCGGCATACGATTTATTTCATTTGCACGCTTAACAACTGTTTCATAGGTTCTTAAGAAATTCGATTGTATTACTGTTTCTATCGTCTGATAATCTGATGTCGCCCAGTTTTTAAGGTTATCTGGCATACCAACCGCCTGCCTAACAAGTGGCGGTAGCTTGTTAAATTCTTCAACCGCCCCATATGTGCCATTCCTTAACGCCTTACTAACCAATCCCCAAGCTGCCATTCCGTCAAGTTCCTGTGGCTGCGATATAGTCTGTATCTTACTCATTATCTGCCCTACATCTGGTGCAAAACCACTAGTATTAGTTGCAATACAAGCTCTTAATGCCTGTAAAACTAATTCTTCTGGATATTCAGCAAGCATTATATACCAAGCATTAAGAGTAATCTCTTTATCTGGCGGATTGTAGTTAGGATAATAAGCTTGTATCGTCATTAGAAGTTTTCCGACCTGTTCCCTTGTCATTTCATTGCCTCCATCCATTCATCAAATACATTTTTCTTGCCTTGCTGTTTATTAGAATTATCTTCTTTCAGCTCAAACAGTCCTTGCCAACAATGGTCTACTGACTGATTAAGAATTTTAACCGCTAAGTCATTATCTCCACCAGACAACTTTTCAAGAGTATTCATAGCCCTATGCAATGCCTTGTCGGTGCATATAGGTTTTTTAATTCTCTTACGCATTGTCACATACTCATTAAATGCTTCATCAAGTAATTCATCATCTGGGTAATAACTTTTCTTTTTGGATATTACGTTAGTAATATCTTTTTCTTTTATATTCTTATCATTCTTTAGTTCTTTATCATTATTACATTCTTTACATTCTTGTATGTGTTCCGTCACTGTTTCCGTTGGCGTTTCCGTAAGTGTTCTATCGGTGTTTCCACTACTGTTTCCGTTGGTGTGTTCGTCAGTGTTTCCGTTACTGTTTTCTGAAAACTGGAAAACGCTGTAATTTACTATGGTTAGAAGTGTTCTATTATCGTTGCTTTCTTTTTGCACCATGTTTTCGTTTTCTAGCATTTTTAGAAAACGATATGTTCTATTTACACTCCAATTCCATTTTGCTGATAACTGTCGGACAGATGTTAAAATCTGTCCCCTTGTTATTGTGATTATTTCTCCATTGAATAATAGTTTTGTATCTGAATGGTTAGCGGTAAGCAATAAATCAACCCAAGCTGAACGCTTGTCAAATGGTTCACTCACTCGCCATATCCAACAATCCAGTAGTTGCCTATGCAATTTTATCCAACCTTTATTCATAGTCTACCTCTTCAAGTTCTGTCACATTGTTACTTCACTAAATCGTTAATATTAACTCTGAATCCGTCAAATTCCTTACCTTTACTTCTAACATAGGTAGACGTATCAAAGAACATCAAGTTGCCACTATTGTCGGTTGCCATACTTACACCATTTCTTGTAAGACTACCTTTGAGTAGGTCAAGTAAAATCTGTATTTCCTGCTTTGTTCCGTCTTCCATTACTCACTTTCCTTTCGTAAATAATTCATATATCCTATAGACTGATTAAGCACATATACTGATACTGCATTTGTAAGCCTTTCAATAAGTTCTCCACTATCTTTATTCAAGTTGTAAGCATTTCTTACAACTTCACCAATCTGTGAATACTGTGCTTTGCCTTGACTATTTATCCAAGCCGTCAAATCCATAACGGATTTACTTTCAATCTTTTTACTTAAAAAGTCAGTCAATTCAAACTGTCCGTCCTGTGTCATACTGTATCTCCTATAAAATCGCTTATATCCATTTGGTTATCCTTTTCAAATACAAGCATTTCATTCTTTGCACGCTCGTAAAAGTTTCTGTCAATCTCGAATCCGTATGCACTTCTGTCAAGTTCTGCGGCGGCTCTTAGTGTGCTACCGCTACCACAACAAGGGTCAATAACTACATCTCCCTCGTCTGTAAAAATCTCAATCAGCTTTTTAAGGACTGCTACGGGCTTTTGTGCTGGATGAATTTTCGGTATATCTTTTCCGTCTTTCTCCCAGTTGAACCAATTAAAAATCATATGTCCTGTACCTCTGATATTCTTTCCGTTTTCATCAATCTGCAAGCCGTTTCTGAATTTCGGTAACTTATTTCGGTACAGTACAAGTGCATATTCCGTAGCACCTACGATACGCATATTCGCTTTAAGCACCTGTGGGCTGTAATTCTTGCAGAATACAAGCGGTATGTAATTGACAAATCCGTGTTTCTTTGCGGCGGCAATCAATGTTGACAACTGTTCAAATGAGCAAAATACAATCATACAAGGACTATTACTGCTTCTGCCCCTTGCGATAGGTTTTGTATCTTCTTTCTTCAACATCTTTGAGCAAAAATGGAAGTATTCATACAGATTAAAATTAAAATCTGAATTGAAAGCCGCCTTTTTCGCAAGTTTGCTCTCTCCATTTTTGTTATCGCCGCCGTTGTACCACATAGGGTTACTTCCATAAAAGTTAGTTCCTACATTGTAAGGAACATCTGCAATAATGAGCTGTGCTGGCGGTATTGCATATTTCTTGTAATTCTGCATAGAATCACGATATATCTCACATTTAATCTTCTTTTTATACATTTTAAATCTACCAAAAGGAAACCTCGGTTTTATGTGCGCACAACCTATTCCTTTCTTTGATTTTTAGTTAGTTATCTTCTTTTCTCTTAAAATCTTCACAAGACACATCAAGTAGGCAGCCACACCGCTCAATTTCTGTTGTTCCCCAATATGTCTTGTATCTGTAAGAGTTTGCACAATTAAAACAGAAGTCTTTTCCGTTATTCATTTTGCAACTTGTCTTTTTGTCCTCTAACTTCTTCCCAAGACTTTCATTTATCCTTTTGAGTTCCTCGACCTTTTTCTGCAATTCCTCAAAATCTTCAATGAGTTTGTTGTATTTCTTCTTACTTAAAATCTTCATTCTGAATCGCCTACTTTCAATAAATCCATAAACTTCTCATACTGTTTCTGCGACACTTTATTATGCTTTTTATCCTCCCTAATTTCGATTTTAAGGTGTTTTTCTGCGATAGAGGATAATTCCCTTGCTAACACCTTTTTGCCTTGCTGTATGCCGTCTCTGTAGCCCTTAGAGGGTTTAAATTCATTTATCTTTTCCTTGCCCTCTCCTTGACCGCCAGCTGTCTTATTATAGCGACACTGATAACCTTTCTTGGTGTACTCCAAAATCCAGTACTGTTCCCATTTATCAAGTTCAGATTCGGGATAATTGATAAAATTCAACTTCCACCCATAAGGGTTATCATCACTATAAAAGCCCCTTTTTTTTAGGGATAGGTCTATGTGTTGATACCCTACAAGGTGTCCGCACATCCTCTGTATAATCCTAACCGCCTGTCCTATGTAAAAATATGAGATATTGTTTTCGTCAGTTCTTGTCAAGAAATATATTCCACTTTTGTCATTCAGTTTTGGATTCAGTTTCAATAGTCGCTTTTTGTTTTCCTGTTCTATTGCCTTGGCTCTTGCTATGTTCTGATAACTCAAGAATTGCCACCTGCCTTTACTATCTCGATTGCTTTGACAATAAAATAATTTGGGTCATAATCCTGCAATGGGTCTTCACATTCTTTTCTAAGTTCTTCCAACTGTTTCACAACCTTATCTACATCATAAGATGTTGGTTGTCTTCGTACTAATTCACACCACAAATCTACAAGCGAATCTGTACAATTTTTTCTTATAAACTTCTCAAATACATCTGCGTCAATTAATCTCATTCTTCATCGCTCCAATCTAATTTTTGACCGCAATCCCAACAAAACACTGTATTCTGCCGTTCGTTCATGTATTTTTCTAAACGTGCATTTCCACAAGTAGGGCATACATAAGCATATACTTTTTTTAATACACCTCTGTACGAATCGGTTTTTCTCGGCTTCTTTGGTATCCGCTTTTCAAGTGCCTGTATTGCAATCTCTATACTTTTGATATGTTCTCCGGTATTACCTTGTGCATAACATAAATCACAGTTGTCACATAATCTTGCATTACAATCTTCATAAATACCTTTTACTTGCATTTTTTGACATTTATGATATGCTCTTAGCTTTTCTGTTGCTTCATTCTCTGTCATACTCACACCTCTTTAATTAAATGGTAATCCCTCATCAGCTACATTGTCCGGAATTGACATAAAGTTGTCCGAGCTAGCGTTACCGCCCATAATTCCGTTACTGTTATTATTCTGCTGATTAGTACGACTTTCGCAAAATTCGTGTTTTTCAACAACGCAATCATTAGTGTAGACTTTCTGTCCGTCCTTGTTAGTGTAGTTGCCTGTCTGCCATCTACCCTCAACGATAATCTTAGTTCCTTGGTGTAAATACTTCTCCGCAAACTCTCCATTCTTACCAAACGCAATGCAGTTAATAAAGTCTGCTGCCTGTTCGCCCTCTTTCTTGAAAGCTCTGTCAACGGCTAATGTGTATCTTGCTACTGCCATACTTCCATTTGCCGTCTGTGAATATCTAATTTCCGGTTCTCTAACAACTCTTCCACATAAAATCACACGATTCATCTATTTTCCTCACTTTCTACTAACTCAAATCTGTATTTCTGTTCTGCATTAGGATATTTTTCCTCATCAACCTCGCTCATAAACATTTCAAGAGGTCTATTCCAGATATGCCTCTCATATTCATATACAACTGAAATTTCCTCGGTTTCGGTGTGCCTTGAAATACCGATAATAGTAACAATCTTGCCAATCTTAAAATGCTTATATTTCTCGCCTTTCTGTGGTAAAGGTCTGTCAAATTCTGTACTGATGTTATCTGCCTTAAAATGCCTTGTGAGTAATGCAAGGTCACAGTTTGGCTTATCTTCGCCATCAAGATTAAATTCTTCCGACTGTTCAATATGAAACTGCTGCCACCATTCGCCAGGCATAGTATCAAAATAACTTTCCAATTCTTTTGCTGTAGTTTCTCTATCGCAAACTAAATAGCCACTAACTCTAAATATTCTTGCCATATTCTCTCCTATCCGCTTCTGATTGAAGCCATTCCATACAACTAGCTTCTCCCTCGTATTCTTCGCCAAATGTGTTCTTAAAAGTTATAAGAAACTCTGCTAGTTCTTCATCCGACATATTCCTTATCCTGTCGGCATTGGTTGTTGTGGATTTAGATGTAGTAATCTCCATCGTCACGTCCGTAATAAGTCCATCTCCATAACCATCTAACTTTACAGATTCAATATCGCCAGCAAAATTGCCATTTAAAGATAAATTCAATATTCTCGGTTTTCCTGTAGCACCATATCTATTTTCTTTTGTATCAAGAATTTTTATCAAATCACTAACTGTTACTACTTTCATCTTCTCTACCTCTCAATTCTTTTAAACATTTCTTGCGCTCCTGTCTAAACTTCTTGGAATACTTAGTTAAAATTTCTTTGATGGCTATTTCGTTGATTTGTGACTGCCCTATTGGGTCAACAACATACCAATTTTCTGATAACAAGTATTGAATAATAAAATGGCGAAACTCTGCATCACTCATTCCAACACCATAGATATTTTCTTTATCTTTTCTTGCTGAATATTTCTCTTTGAAAAACTCACTAATTGTCATTTCATACCTCTCAATTCTTTCAGTTTTGCTTCGGCTTCCTCGTATGAAAGAAAAACAGTTTTGCCTATCTCACTTACCGGAATACAAAATGGCTCATCGTTATTAAAAAGTCGAACCGGTAATGCTTGTGACGCGTAAATGTATGCTTCATCTCCATTATACCCAAAATAACGAACTCTCCTCATACTGATAATATCTTCCGGTGTCTCTCCGGCTTCTAATCTGCATTCTACACATTCGCGATAAAATTCATAGATTTTATCTCCTTTGTTACATGGGAAAATAATCATTCTGCCCTGTTCTTCTAAGTCCTCATATTTACCTAACTTCTCACAAATGCTTGTCATAATCTCACAGTTATCACATTTGCTACTTGCTCCCAATCCGTCACACTTTTCAAAGCATTTCGGATAGAAGTAATTTCCAACAGCATTTTTATCTGTTAATCTCTCCATTACTGCTCCTTTCTGATTTTCACCCTGTCACAATAAATTTATTAATTAAGTCGTATGGAATATTGTGTTCTCCGCTTTCTACTCCAAATCTGACATAATATGTAAGCAGTCCATTTTTCTTTTCGTAACAATCGCAGTAATGTTCTTCTGTTCTTCCATCACGAAAGAAAATTTTAATCATATATCCACTTGTCATGCATAATCTCCTTTTTAAAACGGACACTCATTAGGATTTTTCAAATCCCAACTTTTCCCTGCAACCGCAACATCTACATTCGCCCCACAAGCAACTTTTCTCATTCTCTCGATAAAACTATCTCTATCAGAATTTTCACTTGATAGATGGCACATTATGACGTTCTGCAAACTATCTGAATAATTCGCTTTAACGAAATCACAAGCTGTGTCAATACTTAAGTGACCTCTGAAAACGTGATTAGCTTTACCTGTATTATCCCTGTCGATTAAATCCTTGTCATAATTCACACCTAAGAGAATGTGGTTTATGTCTTTAAACTTCCACTTTATTAGTTCACAATCGGTTATGTAAAGCATTCTCCCCATTTCCGGGTGAGTAATCAGAAAGCCGTATATCGGACAAGGTTCGCCGTTTGCGTCTGTATGTGTCCAACTTCCGTCTATTGTCGTTAAATCAAAGGGTTTTACTGTAAATTCGCCCATATTTATTGATTTACAGCTATCGCCTAAATATGGAGCAAGTATTGGTATTCCCATTGACTTAAAATCGTTTAATGACTTGCTGTGATCTAGAGGTGGGCATGACTTATTATCATGCCCCTTATCCCCCTTATATGCCAATTCAAGCCTTTTTTAATCTCCTTAATCGGTATTCCACAATCAAGGATAAGTGTTTCTCCACTGTTGGAAGCTAAGGTGTAGCAATTTCCTGTACTTCCTGTTGCTATACATTTAAGCTTCATTCCTTAATTTCTCCGCGTCTTCTCTTAACATTATTTTGAATTTTCCACCACACTCACAAACAGCTTTTGCGTCATAAACATTCCAATTTTCATTAGAACGTGATTCATCTTTTTGCTGTGGTTTTCCGCACAATTCGCACGCAATTATTATTGGATTTTGTTTCATATTTACACCTCGATTTCATCATTCTGTGGGAACTGAAAGTGCTCTGTTGTAGCTTTCCGAAATTGTTCCTCACTCAAAATACTCTGCACTTCTTCAAAACGCTTTGAACTGGCTGTGCAATGATAAAACACATTATTTTCATACACTTTTCTAAGTATTTCCATAGCTTTAAGCGCTTTTGCGTTGGTTGAGTATTCAGCAATTTTTACACTTGGTGCGTATGAACTTTGACAATATATACGTGCTACTTTTACATCATATTTAGCACCAATAACAAATAATTGATAATCATTATATGGAACATCTAATGTTCCGTCCTGCGAAATTATTCTCATACTCAATCTCCTATTCTGCCTGCATAAATGGCGGTAATGTGCTATCTTCTGCCTGCTCTTCGGTTACTTCTGTGGCTGTGCCCTCGATAATGTCGCTTTCTTCAAAATCAACGCTGTTTGCGTTCTGTTCAATGTCGTAAGCAACATCCTGTTCAAGCATTTCATCGTGGCTGATTTCCTCGTAATCATCTTCTTTACCAAAACCGCTATGAGTATTGTTGATAGCTTTGAGAAGTCTATTCTTAACAGTTTTCATAGCCATCTGGTCTGCGAATTTCTGATGAACTCCGTTTCCGGTCTCCTTATATCCGTATCCCTGTTTCCAAGCTGTCTTTATCTGCGCCATAGTCATAACTTCTGCAATCTTCTCACCGTTTCCCATAATTGCTACTGCATAAGCACCAACAATCTTGTCATTGTCGATATTCTCAAAGCTCTGTTCGTGGCAATCAATAATTGTCTTTGCATCCTCTTTGTGGTACTTGAATACATCCCCTTTATAAATAACTGATGCATTAATGTCTTTAAGCCCGTATCTTCTAGCAAGACAAGTTGCACCATAAACAGACGGCTGACAGCTTAATTTGCCCGCATAAGCGACTGGGTAACACTGCTTCTTTCTTATTGATAATCCGTCTGTCACCATTTCGATAAGTGCATTTTCAATACTTGCCCTTGTGCAACTCTGTAATACAGGCTTCTTATTCATATCCTGTGTGTCCTGTAAAATAAGCATTGCCGACATAAGCTCGTTTGTATAGTTGTAATCTTTAGGGAATGTCAAGCCAAATTTCTCTTTCTGCTTAATTTTAACAACCATTCCCTCTGTAAAATCCTTCGCTACAAGCTCTCTGCTTTCAGCTTCTTTTGTTTCTGCAACTGCTGTATTCTCTGCCATAATTATTCCTCGCTTTCAACTTCTTTAAATTCACCATTAACTAATTTATAGAATGTATCTTCTTTGATATGCTCTCCGTCTACACATTCTGTTTTTACACACTTAGGAATCCATATATACTTACCACTATCATTTGTTTTATCAGTTCTAATCCATTCAGCTAACGTTATCCAACTACCGATTTTTGCTTTTGCTATTGAATTATAGCCCGCTGCCATAACAACTGAATTTTTACCCTTGGATGTTATCTGTGCGGAATATCCACTTGAACCTATCTTTGCGTAATCTCCACTTGAACCTATCTGTGCGGAATCTCCACTTGAACCTATCTGTGCGGAATCTCCACTTGAACCTATCTGTGCGGAATATCCACTTGAACCTATCTGTGCGGAATCTCCACTTGAACCTATCTTTGCGTAATCTCCACTTGAACCTATCTTTGCGTAATCTCCACTTGAACCTATCTGTGCGGAATCTCCACTTGAACCTATCTGTGCGGAATCTCCACTTGAACCTATCTTTGCGTAATCTCCACTACTATCAGTTTCGTTATCTTTACCAGATTCAACTCTTGCTTTTTCAATAGTAAAATCTACACAAGCCTTAACAAACCCTTTAAGCCCAAGTTTCGCACCAATATGGAGCTTATTTGTAGCTGTTTTATTCCCCTTTTTATAAACATCTCCAATAGCTTCAACATCTGCAAAATCTGGAATGTTGCCATTTTCATCAACAAGCTGGTAATAATCCAGCACATCAAATGGGTTTTCGCAGAAATGCATTACGCCTGCTTCGCATATTTCATTTCCGTTTTCTTCATAAGTAGCATTCTCTTTGTACTGCTTACCTCTGCATATCATTCCTTTATTAAATGCTTTATACCCTTTTACGCCCATCATCTTTCCTCACTTTTTTCAAACTCTTTTAACTGTTCCGCTAACTTCTTACACTCATCTGCAACATATTCTTCGGTGCGGATAACATCATCAATCGGATATTTACTTTCAACCATTTTTCGTAGTTGAAGCTCTCTTCTATGGCTTGGAAACTTCTGCATCGCATAATCCAAATCTGACTTATCTCCTGCGTGTCCGCAATCAAATCCGAACCACCACAAATCACTCTCGATTGGATAACTTGAATGCTCTCCACCACCTGCATATGTAATGCCACCGTGACACTGAAAATATGCTTCAATGCGGATTCTTTCATCTTCGTCTAGCCAAGCACCAAGCAAAGGAAGAATCCCACTTACTTCTCTGTCTCCGACATCAGTTTTCTTGATTTCAAGGTAATCACTGTAATCCTTTCCATATAATGGATGATTCTTTGGAATGCCGACATAACCGCATCTGTGCCCGGAACTTCCAAATATGACAACGCATTTGTATCCTGCGTGTTCAAATTCACGCTCTACAACATATCTATCATTCATAGTGCTTATCCCTCCGCAATCTCTAATTTCTCACTATCATTAACAATCAGCATAATCAACTGACTATCTACCATTTCAGCAACTTTCTTCTGATTGTCCGTACTAAGGCTTTCAGAATCGTCCAAAATGATAGGTGTTGATATACCGCTAATCTTCTGGATTGAATTGCAAATATCAACTCTGCCTAAAATCCTGTTGCCCTTGTTAGACATTGTTGTTAAAATGCTCTTTCCATCAACAGTAGGTATGCAGCAACTCTTGTAATTGCCATTCTTAGCATATTCAAACAACTGCCACTTAACTAAGCTGAAATGACTGTTTACTGCTTCTGTCAAGGCTTCATTCTTTGCCTTATCCAGTTCGTCAAGCAAATCAAGAATTTTCTCAGCATTAGCCTTATTCTGTTCAGAATCAATCCTTGTCCGCTTTAATTCTTCAAGTCGCTGTTCATCTGCTGCCGTATCAGCCTTTGCAATCTGACTTTCACACTCTGCTAACTGCTGCCTTAAAGCTGTTTCCTGTGCCTTTAATTCTGCCTTAATCGTCGAAATATCATTAGCCTTGTGCATAGCTTCTTCCTTTTCAGCAATCCGCTGTTCAAGTGCCTTGTATTCCTCGATGGCTGATACATCAATCTCCTGTGGAAGTTCTGCTAACTGCTTTTCAAGGTCTACTAAATCCACTAAATGTTTTTCTAACTTCTGCTTTCTGTCAGCCAATTCCTGTTCAGCTTCAACTAACAATCCTTTGATTTCATCAAGCATTTTCTTAGCTGTGTTGCCCTTATCGGTAATTCTGCTAAGTTCAGTTTCTTTATGTGCCTTAAAATCTGCCTTTAGTTTCTCTTTCTTTTCCTCTGGGTATTCCTGTTTACAATAAGGGCAAATAAGATTATTCTCGTCAAATACACGCTCTTTTTCAGCTTTCCATTTGGTTCTGCTATCATCAAGTGTTTTCTGATATTCAGCTATCTTGTCCTTATCAAAACTAACAACATCTTCTGCGTTGCTGATTGACTTCTTGCTATCCTCAATCACATAATTAAGGTTACTAATCTGTGATTCAAGTTTTCTCCTAGCCTTAACATTTTCTTCATTAGCTTTGCGTGACATATCACTAAGCTCAAATTTAAGATTGAGAATATCCGAACTAGCCTTGTCATATTCAGCTATCAACTTGTCATTGTCGGTCTGCTTTGCCATGCAATCAGCAATCTGCTCTTTAAGGCTGTTCTTCTGTAATTCAAGGTTAGATACTTCAATAGCCTGTTTAAGCTGAATGTCACGCTCCTTTTCCTTAATCTGTCCGTCAAGAATAGGCAAATCCTTTGTAATTTTGGTCTTGGTAGCCTTATTCATAGCGGATAATTCCTCAACTGTATATTTATTAAGTAAAGGAACTAATTCGGCT